GTGGATGAAAGACCAGTTTAAAGCAAATAAAGCTATTAAAGTTTATGCTGAAGTAAAAGATGAGAATGAAAATAATAAAGTTGAAGTAAAAGATGAGAATGAAGAATAAAAATAATGCGGAAGGTATTTAACTACCTTCCGCTTATTTTTTTGGTCTAAATTGGTTATGGTTGTTTAATTAAAAGTGAAATTATTAAAGAAAGAAATATATGAGATAACAGGAGGAACAGATTATGGCAGCTAGGGTTTTATATCCACCCATTGTGGATAATTATATGCCTGCATTTCAGGCTGGAAATGTACCATGCCAGATATTCTTTAGTTTATCTAAATTCAATGGTAGTACAGATTTTACGTCTGTTCACGTTTCTGTTGTAAAGCAAAAAACAGGAGAAAATGTAGTAAAAACTACTGATGATATAGAAAAACAAAGATATCGTGCAACTGGAATTATTTTAAATGTGAAACCAATTCAAGTATTAGGTGAAGAAAATTTATATTATGTAGAAATTACAGATGATGATTTATCTTCAATATCTGGATCTTTTAGTGGTTGGATTCCTGGATATATATATAAAGTTCAACTTCGTCTATCAGCCAAAGATTTTGATAATTCGATTGGGCAGGCGGCATGGTTAAAAAATAATGCTAGTTATTTTTCTGAATGGTCTACTGTTTGTATAGTTAAAGCAACAGGAAGAATAGATTATGAGATACCTTTATTAAATATAGATACAAGAGAAGAACAAGGTGCTTTCAATATAGAATCTCAAACTATTTATACTTCGGTATTAGATTTATCTGGTCACTTTTATAGAGAAATTGATCCAAGTGAATTAATTCATTCTTATCAATTTATTTTATATGATAGCCAAAATAATATATTGGAAGATAGCGGAGATGTTTATATTAATCAATTTTCAGCAGATGGAGATAGTTTTAACTATAAAGTTCGAACCAAACTTGAAAATGGAAACACTTATAAAATAAGTTTTAAATTTACTACAATTAATCAGTTTACAGGCGGATTCTATAGATGGGATGAAGAAGTTGATGATAGGTTGTCTTTTATTTGTTCTGAAGCTACTCTTGGACAAGCCCCTTGTAATGTTATTACAGTAGATAATGATGAAAATGATTTATTAAAAGATATATCTAATTTACATTTAGAGGAAGAAGAGGGTAGAATTGCTATTAAACTATATGATCCATTAGATGAGATCTATAGTGGTAATTTGTGTATTCGTAGAACCGACTCCCGCTCAAATTTCCAAGTATGGGATGATGTATATTTATATGTAGTCAAGGCGGAAAGTATTAATGCTCTTCCTATTTATTATGATTATACAATAGAAAGCGGAGTTTGGTATAAATATGGTGTTCAAATTATAGATAAAGATGGATATCGAGGAGTGCTTGATGTTATAAGTAAACCTATTATGAGAAATTTTAATTATTCTTTTCTTTTAGGTAAAGATAATCAACAACTAACATTAATGTTTGATAATACAATGAATAATTTTAAATATCAAGTAATGGATGGTAGAGTTGATCCTCTTGGTTCTAAATATACGAATATAGCTAGAAATGCTAGTACTTATTATAGAACTTTCCCTATTAATGGATTAATTAGTTTTTGGATGAATGAAAATTATCTTTTCTGTTCTAAAGATGATATTTATAAATATAACACGATAACTAAACTATATGAAGATTATAATGAAGAAAATGATATTAGACAATATGATTATATTTATGAAAGAGATTTTAGAGAAAAGGTCTTAGAATTTTTACAAAATGGAGAATATAAATTATTTAAATCTCCAACAGAAGGAAATATAATTGTCAGATTAATTGATGTGAACTGTATTCCAAATCAGACATTAGATAGAATGATTTATAGTTTTTCCGCAACTGCTTATGAAATGGATTCTCCTACAATGGAGAATTATTTAAAATATGGCTTTTACAGTATTGCGGAACCCGCATCAGATTTCTTTACTTATGAAACTAAATTAGGTCAATTATCTATGGATTTTCCTATTGGAGCCAATGTAATTCAATTAATTTATGAAAAATATGATAGTCAAGATAGAAATTTAGGTGGTTATACTAAACAAATTGGTAAAATTCATCATATTAAAATTACTTTTGATGATAAACCTTTTAGGGTATTGAACTCTGGTGGAGAATACGTTGTTGGAAATAACTTTAATTTAAATGGTAGAATTTTTACTGTATATGATCCAGTTAGAATATATGAATTTGACGGTAGACTAGAATATTCTACTAGTGATAGTTTGATTTTAATGGGTGATGCAGAAGGAATAAAAACATTTGTGCATGCTACTGTTGATTTCTTATACGAAATAAGAAGTGAAGAGTACCAAGAAAAAGGAATTCAAAGTAAACAAATTAAAGATGGAATTGGTCAAATTTTTGGGGAATGTCAACCAAATGAAAACCTATTTAATGAAATATATTATAAATATTTCATTAATTGGGAATCAAATTTCCAAAAATTGGAATCTTTGAATGCAATTGAAATAGAATCAACTCCAGGAGCCGCATTTTCTGTTCAGGATATGGCAGATGAAAATCCTGAGACTCATATTGTAGGTGCTACTGGACAATTAAGATTATATAATATAGAGAATCTTAAAAAATTAATTTATTTAGGAATTCAAAATCCTGTAACAGGGAATATTGAAAGTGTTAAAGCAGATGTCTTAGTTAATTATTTTTATGTTTTAACTAAAGGTAGCTATAAAAAGGAGAAATAAGGATGAAAGCTCTAAGTTATTTAAAAGATAAAGATTTTTTAAGAGCTTTGGATAATTATAATAATAAATTTTTCTGGGTTAAAATTGAGATTTTGAATTCAGATGATACTCCCATAAAGTGTATAGAGGGGCGGGTTCAGCCTGGCTCCTCTATTAATTTAAATGGAGATTCTTCAGTAAGGAGAACTTGTAATTTAACTCTAATTGCAGATGAAGAAGAAAATGATTTAACAGATATTAATAATCTTCTTTCTGCTAATAAAAAAATTAAAATTTTTGAAGGAATTAGAAATGATATTAATGCCAATTATGATAAGGTAATCTGGTTCCCATTAGGCGTTTTTATAATTACTCAACCTAATATTACACATAATGCTAATAGTTGTATAATTCAATTAAATTGTAAAGATAAAATGTGTTTATTAAATGGCGAGTGTGCGGGAATTTTACCTACCTCAATTACTTTTCATGAGTATGATCAAACAATTGGGTTAATGGAATGTAGCGGAGATCCGAGGTACGATGCTACCATAGAGCCAAACAATTATACTATTTATTCTTATAATGAAAATTATTATAGTTGGACTTTTGAATATGGGTGGAAAGAAGAACCTAATGCAAATGCAGTTGGTACTACTATTTCAGTTCCTCAATTAATATATGATATTATTCAAACGCTCGTTTGTAATTATGGCGGCATTGGATTAGATAAAATTTTTATTAACGACATCCCGCTGAAAATAAAACAGATTGTAAGATATATTGGTTCAAATACATTATATTACAATGTGGATACTAATTTTTATACAACAGACCAATCTTATGTTACCAATGATGGAACTTGGAGAACTTTTAATTATAATGAAGATGTTGGTTATGTTTATACTGATTTTGTATATCCTGGTTCTCTTGTTTCTGGTATTGGAGATAGTATTTGTTCTGTATTAGATAAAATAAAAGATACTTTAGGAAATTATGAATACTTTTTTGATGTTGAAGGTAATTTTATATTCCAAGAAATTAAAAATTATTTAAATACATCTTATGATCCAACAAATAAGTATAGATTAGATAATGGAAGAAAAATAGCTATTGCTAGTAATGGATTGAGTATTATTGATGATACTAACTATGAAGTTGATTTTTATAGTAATACAAAATCTATTTATACTTTTAACGAAGGAAATGGATTAGTTACTTCTTTTTCTAACTCTCCAAATTATAATAATTTAAAAAATGATTTTCATATTTGGGGAGAAAATGATGAGGGATATGCTATTCATTATCATTTAGCTATTAAAAATAAACCTACAATTATGAATACTTATTCTGTTGTTTTTTTACAAAAGAATGATGAATATACCGGCGGTTTGCGCTTGGCTAATTTTGGTGAAGTGGGAGAAGAATATACTCCTGCAGATTGGAGAGCTGAATTATATCTCCAAGGATTGACAAAGAAACAGCAACAAATTAGACCTGATGTTTATGAACAAGAATTATTAGATTTATTTGATAGTATATATAATTTTAAAGAAAAAAAATTTAAAACTGATTTAGTTTATCATCCTAATGATCTAAAATATTTCTTTGATTATTTAGAGCCAATTAGTTCATTATCTGATTGCTCTGTTGATATATTAGGAACTAAAATTTATTCTTATCAACAAGATAAGATTAATAGATTATATAATGTTGATATACCTAATGTGATTTTGATTGATACGACTATGGATGCGGTAAGCAGACAAAAGCTTGTAGATGAATGTGAGCGAGAAGGGCAGCCTTTTGCCAATGTGAATTCTGTTGTGTATTCAAATATTGCGGTCGGTACAGCTGGATATACTGCAGAAGAGACTTCCCGCAACTTATTGTATCAATACACAAATTATAATGAAGGAATATCAATTCAAAGTATTCCAATTTATTATTTAGATGTGAATAGTAGAATTACTGTTCAAGATAGAATGTCTGGAATATATGGAGATTATATTATTAAAAGTATTTCTTTGCCTTTAAGCGCAGGAGGTACTATGACAATAACCGCCTCTAGGGCATTAGAAAGAATTTAATAATAGAAGGAGGAAAAAGGAATGAGTTATGTATTAGGGCAATATAATAAAAATAAAAATGTCCTTGATGATAATATTTTTATGACCTTATTAACTAATGGTATTCCTAAGCGTAGACCAAGCAAAGGAGATATTGGTATTGGTACTAGCTCTAGTTTTTTTAGCGATGAATGTGTTCAAGTTGATAATCTTTTAAGCACTAAAAATTATTATTTTCATGGGAAAATAAAAAGAATGACTAGTAATCAAGTTTTTTATATTAAGTTAGTAAACTTTGATAGTGAAGATAATATAGAGCAATACATTAAAACAGTTACAATTTCTAAAGGCGACCCAAATGAATGGGTAGATGTAGAATTCTTATTTTCTCCTCTTGTTTCTTTTGACTGTATTTTATTTGAACTTCAAAGAACAGTAGATGATTATAGAGAAGAGATTAGATATCCGCTTATCGCTTATGAAGAATTAAGTGTTATTAATAATATTATCAGTTCTAAAATTTATGATGGAGTTAAACTGATTAAAATAGGTGTACAAAGCAGACCTGGAATATTAATGTGTATTAACGGCGAAGAGATTAGAACCAGTAGAACTGGTGTTTATGAATTAAAAAATGGAGTTATGACAGTAAGCTTTTTTTCTGTTTGTTCTGCTATAAAAGAAGGCGGGAATGACATGAGTAATTGGATTACTACTGTTAATGCTCAAGTTAATGATATTATAGCTAGGCGGGAAGCAGGAATTATTACTCCTGAAGAAGCCGAAGCTGAAAAAGCTGCTATTAATAGTAATTGTTTTTTTGGTTCAACTAAACAAGATAGAAATATTGATAGTTTTACCTTAGATTACATGTATAATGAATAAAAAGGAGGAATAGACGTGGGAATGGAGTCATTTTATGGTGGCCGTATGGGCGCATCATTCGTGATTGTAAAACAATTTGACGGAATTGATATTCCTCAAGTTTCTGGGTCTGAGGTTTATAAAATTAAATATTTAGCAACCACAGATGATGGACAGTTTTTTATTTATGATACTGTTAATCAATGTTTTATAATCAGAGATGAACATAACTATTTAAATTATAGATGGAAACAGCAAGCTTTAAATGGTAGTACAGTAGATACAAAACCTGATAAGGCGGGAACTGGTGCTACTAGTCAGCAAGTTTTAGATACCGTATTAGCAGAAGGTATGATTCAATGCTTTGAAAGAGGTGGAGAAACTACTGATATTGTTAATTATGGTGAATATGTTATTATAGATACCCCAGATAAAAATAATCCTGAAAATGGTAAAGTTTATCGTAGAGGGATGAATTTTGATAGAAATGAAAATAATTCATTAGCAGGCGCCGAATATATTGGTCAAATAGTAGGTCCTCAGGGTTCTACTCCAGAGTTAGGAATGGACCACTATGAACAAATTATTCAAGATCAGAGTCAATATGCTAATGTTCAGACTATCACTTATAATCAAGCTAATTTAGATATTGTGCCTGGTTATAAAGATGGTGTAGCTAATGATAATATTCAACTTGTTTCCGCTAATTTCCTTGATGAATTTGGTACAGTTAAAGGTTGTGTAATTGGTTTTAAAACTCCTACATTGGTAGAGGATTTTGATGCAGAGTCTGTTAGTCCTTATTATCATAGAGATCCAGTTACGGGTGTTAGCACAGATTTGATTGAGGAAGATCCTACCCAGTATCAGGGCGGGCAGTGGTTACATCCTTTTTATCAAAAGTGGAAAATTAAAGTACCTAGAGGTTATCATGGTGTGAATGTAACAGATTTGGAAAAAGTTCACACTAAAACAATGCCTAAGAATTATAAACAGGCTGGGTTCCCTGGTGCTTCACTTTGGACAGATGTTGATTGTACTGTTCCTTATAACGTAGGTAGTGCTCAAGGTGTTTTACCGAATGAAACAACAGTATTAAGAGAGCAAGAGGGTCATATTTATTTACCTACTGACCCTAAAATATATGATGCAGATGATAGTGTTATTTCTTGTAAAGTTAATTACAATGGAATTGAGTTGTATGTTAAAAAAGAAGATTGTTATGGAGATATTTTAAGATATAAAGAAACCTCTTATGATAATCAGCAAACTGGAGAAATAACATATCATGATTTAGGTGATTTTAATAATATTTATAGAATGGTAATGGATGCGGAGGGTACTATTACTGTTTATTATACTAATGGACAACCTTCAGCTAGTTTACCAAAAGCTTTGACTTGGATTAATGATATTTCATTAAGTCAGCAAGGAGACTTTGTAGTATTATTTAATAATGATAAAATAAGCGGCGGTAGGTATTATACTACATTAGACTGGGTAGATCATGTTGAATTAGATAATACTGGTACTTTAAAGTTTTATTATAATACCAACCATGATTATCCTGCTTATCAATTTGATAATGTTATAGAATATTTTTCTGACGCTGAAATTGAAACAGAAGATCCAATATTACAGAAAGAGGGTACTGGTGATCAAAGAATTCATTTGACCTTTAATAGTGGAAGAGAAGAAATTATTGGAAATCCGCTTAACTATATTATTGAAACAACAATCTCTGTCCCAAGTGTAAATTATCCTGATGCTCCTTACTCACATTTGTTGGTTTATTATGCGGATCCCGCCTTGAGACAAACCTTCTCTAGTAAATGGGTTACGTATCCTAGCGGGAAGTACCCCAATGAAGTTTGGACTCAATGGGTTGATTTAGGAGATGTAAGAGGAGATAGCGGCGGTCTTCATATATTAGAAGATGTTGCTAGCGTTAATGATCTTAATACTGAACCTGATGGTTCCGGCACCTGGATCCCGCCTGAACAGTTAACGGATTCTCATGGAACTTATATTAATCCTGAAGGTGCTGGATGGGCTGTTACAATTACTCCAGTTGGTTCTTCAACTTCAACTATCTATTGTTTTGATTATAATGATAGAATATGGTATCCGATTGGATCGATTAATCCAGAGGCAGTTTCACCCGAGTCAATTATTACTAAGTCTGATGCTGTGGGAGACACCCACCTCCCGCCCGCAAGTGTTATGAATACATTAAAGGAAAATGGATTTTGGTTTGCAACTGAAACAGCTTATTTTGCTGAATAAAAATTTTGAGAGGGAAGTAATTCCCTCTCTTTTCTTTTGGTCAAAATTAAGTAATATAGTCAATATAGTTTTAAAATAATATTAGTAAATAAAAATCTTTGCAAAGGAGTAAAAGGATATGGCTACAGGTCAAGTAATTAGATATTTAAGACGCAAAGGCAATTCGGGCTTTACTGAGCCTATCTCTTGGCTAGGTGCAGAACAGCGCTTTGTTGGTGCTTTGCGTAATAGTGCAGTAAATAATTTAGAAGAGCAATATGCGGTTGGTACTGATAGTTATACAGAAATGTATGAAGATGCTCAAGGAAACTATATTATTGAAAAGAGCTTTTGTATTACTGATATAGATGCTTCAGAAGAAGTTGATATACAAGATCGAACAGAATATTATAAATTAATAACTACAATTTATAAAAACACAGGTGGAGCTGGAAATTATTATTTTGAAGGTGATGATACTGTTTTTGCAAACAGTGTAGAAGATGCTATTTTTGGTGATGGTAGTATAGATTATCCTGATGAAGAAATGCTTTATTTAATTAATGATGAAATTTTTGAATGGGATAGTAATGATGACCTTCAAATTCATGCTAATAGTGGTTTTCTTAATTCAAGAAAAGATGAGCTTTATTTTATTAAGAAAAATGAAACTCCACAATTAATTTTAACAAAGTATACAACCAAAAAATATGATGATAATGGTAAATTAATAGTGCGTAAAAAAGTTGTTAATGCACTAAATCCATAATTTAGATGAAAAGGAGTTAAGAGATGAGTGTTACAAAGAAAATTAGAATACAGAATCCTTCTGGAAGTAGTTCTTCTAGTAGAGATATCGGAGCAGAAGCTCAGTATGTAGATGTAACAAGAAATGCTCAAGGCGAAATTGTCACTGACTTATCTCAAAAGCAACCTACTGATACAGTAGAGAGTTTATCTTCTACCTTAAAAAATATTGAAGATCATATGGATGATCCTATTGTTCTTGATGATGTTCCTACTCAAGGTAGTCAAAATGGAGTAAAGTCAGGCGGTGTTTATAACGCTATTCAAGCAGATAGTTCATTAAACACAACAAGTACAAAACCAGTTCAGAATAAAGTTATAACAAACGCATTAAATGGTAAGATAGATACTTACATGACTCAACCTGGTCGTTGGGATACCACACCTACTGAAAATAGTATTAAACCAGTTACTTCTGGTGGTATTTATGCAGCTTTAGCAAACGCTGGAAAAGATGATAATTTTATTGGTACAGTAGCAGAATGGAATGCTTTAACTGATACTGAAAAAGCGCAGTATAGAACTTATGATTTAACCGATGATTTTAATGGAGTTGAAGTAGATGATGCTCTTTCGCTTACTTCTACAAATCCAGTTCAAAATAGAATTATTACAGCTAAAATTAATTCATTACTTAGTGGGTCAGAAATTTTAATTGATTATGACCCTAATGAGATGGCAGGGATAACTATAACAATATACCACGAAGCTAGCGCAGAGGGTCATACACCCGAGAGTTATACAGTAACCCTCGATAATACAGGCGAAGTTGAGATTGATGTTAAAAACCTTGGAGACTGGACAATAGCATGGACACACGAAGGACAACAGTATAGCGAGAACTTCAGAGTAGAATACTTTGGTCTTTACCACATCATACTTCATGAAGGATTTACGTGGAGACAGTGGGTGGTAGCAGGTGGCTTACCTATCAATAAGTATAACAGCCTTGCTGATTTACTTGCCAATCAGGAGGATATAAGAAGGCTTTGTACCATTCATGCCGCTGTTGATTATATGTGTGAGTTTGCAAGTGTAAACAACGACTTAGAGACAATAATCAATACAGGTTTATTTGCTAAGTGGGTAAACCTTAGAGATTATGCTCTTGATAACATGGAGGCTAATTCAGCCATAAAGGATGCCATGGATGAAGCAGGTTTATACGGCTATGGTGAATTAGTCTATGAGGATGATGAGTGGAAGCCTAAAGGCAATGTACCTGTTATGACTTCGGATACTGCTCCTTATGGGGAAGCTAGTGCAGTTAGTCCTCATAGTTCAGCACCTGCTTATAAAGCGTTTGACGGAGATACTTCTACACATGCTGCATTTACAAATGCTGTAAATAACTATCTTAGGTACAAATTTGCAAATCCCGTAAAAGCCAAAAAAGCAACAATCTATCAAGCTGATAACAATAAGTATGTAATTAAGGCATCTAATGATGGCTCTACTTGGGATACTGTATCAGCAGAATTTACAGGGACAGGAACTGCCGAAGAAATAGAGATTTCATTAACAACAAATAACTACTATTTGCAGTATGAACTTGTTGAAACTGAAAAGTTAAACACAGGTGCTAGTTATACATCCGTTACAGAACTCCAATTCTATGGCAGAGAACTCAAAGTATCAGTACCTACTATGACTTCTAACACCGCTCCTTACGGGGAAGCTAGTGCTAGTGTGGCTGATAGCGGTTATGAGGCATATAAAGCTTTTGATGGGAACAATAGTACTTATTGGTTTAAAGATGGTGGTGTAGGTCAATGGGTTCAGTATGATTTTAAACGTCCTGTAAGGCTAACACAGCTCTATGCAATGGGATACGGAGTTGATAACTGCTTTAAAGATGTTGAAATCTACGGAGTACAAAACCAAAATGCAACGAAGATTGCTGATTTAACTTTTGAGAATGTGGCATCACTACAAAAGAAAGATGTTGACAGCAACGTTGCCTATACGGGTTTTAGGTTTAAGATTGTTGCAGACCACGGTACCGTTATAAATAATGCTGTTAAAACTCTCCAATTCTACGGCAAAGACTACTCCGAAAAAGAATTTGCCAATGATGGTAGTAAATGGCTGTATGACCACGGTGTGGAGTTGGAAGAATTTATTTACAACACTGTTGGTAGCGGAAGTGTATCAGAAGAAGCGAATGATGAGATTTATATTGAAATCCCTGCCTCATCTCAAAGAGCCGCAAGTGCTTTGGCTAGTGTTGATTTAACCAATCATAGTATATTAAGGGCTGTTGCAGGTGAACAGTGGGTTGCCACTGTAGAACTAACTGTTGGGCCAAATGCTAGACCTTCGTATGCATCACACGGCATTGAAGCATATGTTGATATAGCCCCTCCTGTTAGTAAAAATAACTTGGCATTATCAGTTGCTTCATTCAATACAAGCAAATATGTTGGAATTTATGCAGGTAATAATACTGGTTCAGCACATTGCTTAGGCACTATTAGTGAATTGTGGTTAGAATAAGGAGGATTAACACATGATAGTATATGTAGATAGTGAAAACAAAATAAAGGCTGTAAATACCACGAGTGATTCTTCCTTAACAGCCTTAGAGATTAATGATGATGCTAATCCCTTTAACGGATGGAGTACCGCAAAAATTTGTTGCTACAAGGTAACAGTTCAAGACGGATCTGTTATTATGATGACTCCTTATGTGCCTTCTGCTAATCTTGAAGCTTTTAATAACGTAGGTAAACAAGTAGATATAAATACCGAAGGAATTGAAGAAAATGATGTAGCCGTTTGTGATGTTGCGGAATTAGAAGATTCTGATTCGCAAGCTATTGATGAACTTGCTGAAATTATAGATACTAACTCAAGTGCAATAGATGATTTAGCAGAACTTGTTGATGAATTATTGCAAGAAATTCACAAGTTAAAAGGAGGTACTATTAATGGTTAATAAATACGCACGTCATCTCGAAGAAAGAGATATTAATGTTAAGACAAATGAAGTATGGTCTATTAATGACGTTCCTAATACTTGGAAAAATAAAACTCAGATTAAAGTAGTTAACGATGGGTATTATTTTGATAATGATGGAACTGTATATCCTAATAGAGAATCTGATATAGAATCAGAAGAATAATAATTTTAATTTTTTAAGAGTTACTATTTTATAAATATGTATAAAATAGTAACTCTTTTAAAAAAATAGCATCACAAACCAAAAGAACCTTTCTACAATAGATAAGAATGAAAGTTTTGGTTTCAGAAAATAAAATAGAATTAAGTTAGAATATCTTGTAGAAAAGATATTTTGAATAACTTATATTTTTATTACATATATATATTATAACATAATTTTTTAAAGAATATAAATATTTTTTATATAAAAATTTTAAAAAATACTTGACAAATCTTAAACAAGTATGGTATAATATATATAGAGAGAAAAGTAAAGGAGAAAATGGATGTATATTTTAGCTCTAGATCTTTCTACAAAAAATAGTGGATACTCTGTATATAATGGACAAGAATTAGTGGATTATGGATGTATTAATGCAGGTAGCCCCAATCTTTTTCATAGAATAGATAAAATGGTTGATGAATTAGATAAAATTCTTAAAAAATATACTATTGACCATGTTTATATAGAAGAAGTATATCCAGAAGATGTTCATAATAATATTCAAGTTTATAAAGCATTGGTTTATTTACAGGGATACATATTGCATAAGCTCGATGATTTTAATTTAAAACATACTTTCTTTTTACCTAATGAATGGCGAGCTAAATGTAAAATTCATACTGGACGAGGAATTAAGCGGGAAGCCCTTAAGACTAAAGATATTCAATTTGTTCAAAATCAATTTGGAATTAAAGTTAATGATGATGTAGCTGATGCTATAGGAATTGGTTTTGCGGCGGTTGGTGGATCTCCGAAGCAGCCTCAAGTAATAACTACTGATGATGGATTTGAATTTTGTTAATTGGTAATCTATGCATAAATAGATTTTAAATGAGAGGTATAATGCACTATCAGCCAAAAATTTTTTTAAAAAGTTTGGACAACGTTTCGTAATTTACTTTCTTTACTTTTCTATTATAATATCAAGATAAAACTAATAAAGTGCGCATATATTGGTTTTATTTTTAATTTCTTATTTAATACACAAGTCTTAAGTGTATTGTATTTTTCTTTTAACATTATTTCTTTAATGTTAATTTCCCACAAATTTTAAAAATTTAATAAGGAGTAATTATAACTATGACTAATTTTAATGGTATGGTTAATAACACTCAAAGAAACTACTTTAATCCTATTCCTAGTTCTACTAGTATAGCTTCTACTAATAATATTGTTTGGGTTCAAGGTATAGAAGGAGCCAAAGCATGGCAGTTAAACCCCAATAGCATGGTAATTTTGCTTGATAGTGAATCGGAAGGAAAAATGTATATTAAAGTAAGTGATAATATCGGAATGTCTAGCTTAAGAATCTTTAATTACGTGGAGGAAACCGCGCATCCAGCGCAGGATAAAGTTACTATTAACAATAGTCTGGATTTATCCCAATATGTAACAAAAGATGAATTAAAATCATTAATTAAGGAGTTTATAACTGATGAACAATTTGTACCAACAGCTGAACAAGAATCAGCAGACAAACCGAGGGTTATTACCATCAAAAAATAATGACTTATTCAAAAAATTCTTAAATAGCTCAAATCCTAATGAGTTAATCAATTCTATGATTTCTAGCAATCCTAAACTGCAATCTATAATGCAGATTATGAATTCTTCAGGAATGACCCCAAAACAATTTTTTTATAGTTATGCTCAACAAAATGGAATAAACCCAGATGAATTTCTTAGTTCATTAAGAAACTAGAAAGGAGTTTTATAATGGGTGAAAATGGTGCCCTTAGTGCTAGTGATGTTGCTTTATTAAGCGGTAAAGATGGAATGGGCTGGGGAGATTCTTCATTTTTTTGGATCTTTGCTTTACTCATTCTTGCAGGTGGCGGTTTTGGTAATGGTTTTGGTTGGGGAAATAATGGTTTCGCCAATGCGATTGGGTACGAAAATCTTGCAACTTCTAACGAAGTTCAAAGAGGTTTTGACAATCAGAATTCCATGGCTAACCAAAGAGAAATTTTAGCTGCAGTTAATGCGGGAACCGCTCAGAGTGTAGCTACAACAAATCAAGTTTATCATGATGTTGTTGGTTATGTTGGAGATAAATATGATGAGCTTGCTAGAGATATTTATGGAGTAGGTACTAGTGTTCAGCAAGCAATTGCTAATCAGAATGAATGCTGCTGCAGTACCAAGATGCTTATTGCTGACTCCGTTGCTGGTATTAATGCAGGTATTGCACAGAATAGATACGATGCAGCAATGAATACTGCAGCTATCAATGCGAATACAACAGCTCAGACTCAGAAGATTCTTGATGCTATTACTGGTAACAGAATGGCTGATATGCAGCAACAGATTAACGACTTACAGCTTCAGAACCAGCTTCAAACTGTAGTTCGTTATCCTAGCAATACTTTTTATGCAGTTCCCTCACCTTGTTTTAATACAGGCTGTGGATGCGGAAATATTTAATTTAATATAGTATGGCGGGAACCGCTTATCACAGGAGCGGATTCCCGCTTTTCAATTAAGGAGGAAAATAAAAATGAGTAAATCAGCAATTTATACTGCTAATTCTTCTGCTCAAAATGTTGCCCTTAATGGGGTAATAAATCCAGGAACTATTATTAGACGTTATGGACCTAATCTCGGATTATCTGGAAATGCTATTCAAATAGATGGTCCTGGTTATTATAACATTCAAGCTAGTATCACCGCAGCACCAACTGCCGCTGGCAATGTAACTATTACAGTATATAAAGATGGTGTTGCAATTCCAGGTGCTACAGCAACACAGTCTACCTCTGTAGCAAATAATCCACTAAATCTTTCTATTTCTTCTCTTGTTCGAGAATTTTGTTCTTGCTGTGATGGTCTATCTAATTTGACCTTTGTTCTTACCGGCACCGCCGCAGCAATCTCCAATATCGCTATTGTAGTAGAAAAATTATAATGAATAATAATAGCAATCAATTAACTTTTCTTGATATTATTAGTATAATGAGTTTTTGTATTAGCTTAATGAATTTAGATGAAAATTTATCTCAAGGAGATAAACAAGATTTGCAAAATGATTTAGCTGAAAAAATGAAAATTATACTTAAAGAAATACATAGTCATTTAGAAGATCAAGATAGGAAAATAGATAAAATATTAGAGGAGGTAACCAAATGACCATAGATGAAATTTTTAGTCAATTGAGTGAACATATGATTGAAGGTCTTATGATACATTCACAATTAAGTGATTACTTTGGATTTATTGGGTTAGATGGATACCAAACATGTCATAAATACCACTATTTTATAGAAAACGCTAATTATAAAAAGTTAGGAGATTATTATCTTCATCATTATAACAAAATAATTACAGAAACTCCATTTAAAAATCCTAATATTATTCCAGAATCATGGTATCAGTATACTCGATTTGATGTTAATGCAACTACAAGAAAAAATGCGATTCAAGTAGGAATTGAACATTGGGTTACTTGGGAAAATGATACTAAAAAATTATATGAAATATTATATCGAGAATTAATAAAATTAAATGAAGTGGCTGCTGCCAAAGAACTTTGTAAATATATTGAAGATGTAGACAAAGAATTATCTGAGGCATGCCAAAAACATATAGAACTTACTGCAATTGATTATAATATTTCAGATATAATAGTAGAACAAGAGGAATATAAAAAGAGGTATAAGAAAAAATTAAAGGAGATTAATCTATGAGTAAAATAGAGGAAATAGAACAAGAGATAAAAAAATTAGAAGAAAAAGAATATCTTACTTATGATATTTGTCAAAAATTAGCTATTCTTTATATTGTAAAAGATCATATGGCGGGCGCCGACCCTAGTTCAAAGATGGGGATGACCGGTCCATCCGCTATGATGAGATAAAAAAAGAGCCTAGTCTTTAATTAGACTAGGCTTTATTTTTTTGCTTATTTTTCTCCAGTTGATCCGAATCCCGCACTACCTCTATCTGTATCGTCAAGATTATCAACCACATTAAATTCAATATTAAGATATGGCTGAATAATTAATTGAGCAATACGCTCCTGAGGATCAATATACTGAGTTTCGTCGCTGTCATTATGTAGAGCTACGATAACAGGACCTCGATAGTCTGAATCAATAACCCCGATGCAATTTGCGGGACGCAAGCTTCGCTTTGTTGCAAGTCCGCTTCGAGCATATATACCCCCAAAATACCCTTTAGGAATTTCTAAAGAGATTCCCGTATCTACTTTGACTGTTTGATGAGCGGGAATGCAGATTTCTTCATCAGAAGCTGCATATAAGTCCATCCCCGCAGCTTCAACACTTCCTCTTGTGGGAATCTTTGCCAGTTTATTAAGTAATTTAATATTTACCTCTGTAACTATCAAAATTCAATACCGTCACTTTCTTCTTTTGTTACAATGGGATCTGGAAAAGCTCCCATTTCTACGGCATAAGATACTTCAACTGAACATGAAGGTTCTTTTTCCTGATTGAATTCTTTAATTAACTGAACTCTATACCAATCATCAACTACTTCACCTTTTGATTTAGTACATTTATATTCAGACGAATATTTTGAAAGAGTATATCCACTTTCCGCCTTGGCATCTTCGATAAGTTTTTTTGCCTCAACCTCAGAATCTACTCTATACTGTTCTGTTGTTTTAACTAAATATTTCATCCTTTTATCTCCTTTAAATATTAATGAATATAAAATCTTATATCATTCTTACCAAATTTACAATTTGAAAATTGACTTTCAATTTTATTAGCCATAAATCTACTGCCATGCAAATGAACGTCTTGAATATTATATGTATTACATACATTATAAATTGCTTGTCCTAAATTAGCCAATGGAGCCTCTTTAATTTCAACATTACCATTATTATATATTTCTATTTTTTGATTTAGAACAAAAGGGCGAATTGAAATTACGACATATTTATCCATTTTCTTCTCCTTTTAAAAATCTTATGCTTTAACAATTCCAAATGTGTAATCAAAGAAGTAATAAGCAAAATTCTCTTTTGTCTCAGGGTCTCTAATCCAAATCTCATAATTACCATCCTTTTGTTTTTCTATATCTAATACTTCTCCTCTATTTAATAGTGTTTCCACCATTTCTTTAATAGAGCCTGTGGTTGTTAATAATATAAATACAGTATAATCGCTTCTTTCTTTACACAAAAGCATCCATGTTGTTGATTTAGCTTCAGTAAAGATATCCTTAATCATATTGCCAACTTTATTCTGTAAAGCAATTATATCAAGCGGTTTTTCTTTACCATAAGCTTGTTTATTAAAATCATATAAATTACCAAGTATAATATCTGCCATTTTTTCTCCTTTATTATATAAATATTATAACATAAATTTTTAAATTTGTCAAATACCTATATAATTCATATGATGAATACGCTGATTTGTTGAGCCTCTCCATTTTAAGGTTAAATCTTTTTGTTCCTTAATAAAAGGCCCATCTATCAAAAAATTTATTTTACTTAAAATAAAATTAATTGTATCATTATTCTCTTTTTGTAAATCTTCTAATAAATATCCAGTCCAAATAAAAATTTTAATATGTGGGAATCGCATTCTCACATATTTAATAATATCTTTAACTAACTCCCTATTTTCTGGGCAAAGAGGCTCTCCGCCTAAAATAGATAAATTTCTTTGCACTCCATTTGCAACAAGAGCCATACAAATTTGTTCTTTTATGTTTTCTGGAAGCGGGAAGCCACCTTTAAAATTCCATGTTTCTGGATTAAAACATCCAGAACAATGATGGGGACATCCTTGCACCCAAAAAGATACACAAATGCCCTCACCATTTACAACATCATTTTTATTTAATGCCGCATATCTATACTCCATTATTTTTTTCTCCCATTTGAAGTTTTTTGCTATGAACATAGCGGTCTTCAACTTCTGCTTGTTTACCTAAATTAAAAGAAGATTTGTAATCTCCAGTTAAATACCCTGTCACTCTACGTAAATGTTGTATATGGCTGCCGCCGCATTGAGGACAGGTATCATTAATTAGTCCTGTATATCCACAATCTTGACATAAATCACTGGGTACGTTTAAAGCGAAATAGGGGATATCTTTATCCATCGCATAATTTACAATAGTTTCGAGAGCATCTATGTTATCTAATATAGCACCTTCAAGTTCTACATAAGTAATACATCCCGCAGAACTGTATCCTGTCAATTGAGATTCAATATCAATTTTCTCAAAAGGAGAAATTTCTTTCCAGACGGGTACATGCATGGAATTAGTAAAATATTCTCTATCACTTACATTAGGGATTTCTCCATATTGAGCTTTAAATTTCTGCATACTAGTATAGCAGAGGTTTTCAGCTGGAGTCATATATACACCAAAATTAAGTCTATATTCTTCTTTAAACTCGGCACAACGGTCTTTAAATAATTGCTCTATCTGTTTAGCCAACCTCATACCTTTTTCTGTTGTGTGATCACATCCTATAAGAATTTGAAGTGTTTCGGCTAAGCCAATTTGACCTAATGCAAGTGTGCCATGCTTTAAAGCGCTACGAATACCTTCTTCTGGAATATATCCTGCCATTACATTATTTTCATACATAAATTTTGCGGAAGATGGATCTTGACTACATATATATTCAAAACGCTCAATCAATCCATCTTTAGTGTCATGAATTGCTTCATCAAGAAGTTCCATAAAATCTGTTATCAAATCTTTTATATTATCATTTGGTCCAGCTTCTTTTAAAGTTTTATTATAATATTCTTTTGCTTCCATGGCTATCGTTGGAAGAATTATAGTTGCAGGACATATATTACCTCGTCCATCTTTTTGAGCAGCAGAAATATAATTATCATATAAATATCCTGTTTCTATTACTGATTGAATATTCATTTGGTAGGAATTGAACGCGTTAATGTCTGCCCCATTCTGGGTTCTGCATCCCATGGTCGAGAACAATTCTACCGGAGTCTCGGTCTGTTTAATTCTTATTTTTTTCATTCTCATAATCCTCCTTAAACTTCCAAATATAACCTCCAGCAGTTTTTTGTTTTCCATGAAGCACGGTTGAAATGCCACCTTTCCAAATATTATTTTTTTCTCCTGCTTCAAGAACACTATCATATTCCGCAATAAAATTACCTTTTAAATCAAGTTGCACGACAGGTTTTTTAGGAGGTCTACCTTTAAAACCATTAGCCTTCGCGGATTCATATTGATGTTGACGAGCAAGAGGAAAAGAAACATTTTCTGCATGAGTACACCATCTTAAATTATTTACATTATTATTTAATTTATTGCCATCTATATGGTCTACTTTATTTCTACCTAATTTAATATCTTCTTCGGTTTTTGGAATAAAAGTTTCAGCAACTATTTTATGTACCATTCCAAAACTTAGGGCATAATAGCCCCAATCATTAATTTTTAACTCTATTAAGTTTCCATCTCTTTTTATGTTGCCAAAATTAGAAACTTCCCAAGTACTAGCATAAGGATGCTTATCATCTTTTAAATCTCTAAACACTTTCCATATTTCTTTCATATTAAGCATCCTCCTCTTCGTAAATTTCAAGCATTAAAATATTTTGTAATTCAGGATTTTCTTCTAATCTTTGAATTAAAATACTATATTGACTTTCAGATAAAGAATTTATATATTCTTCTTTTTGTTTTCTATCATAGCTTATCCAATCTTTCTGCATTTGAACATCGCAGTTCGCGTAATTAGGATACAATCTCTTGGCCGTAGATTCAAGAGCTAATCTATATAAATCATAATTCGGGTCACCAGGTTTGCGATTCACACCACTCATACATTGGAATATTGAACAAGGGAAGATAGGAGTTTTATGGAACTTGCCCACACCCTTTATGCTTCCTTCAAGAAGAGCTTTTATTACCATTCTACCCTCGGGAAGGGTGCATGTACCAAAGTTGATACTTGTGAACGGGAGCTGATTTCCCGACCTAGATTGGAGAGTATTGAGGTTGTGAAACATTCCCTCAACTGCCTGCTGTGTTTCTTTAATTGTCATATCCATAGCATATTTATATACTTTGGGAAACATTTTATATTCTGGGGCATCAATATTCATTTCTTCTGCAGATTTCCAAGTATCTATAACTCCATCACTTGTTTCTTTAAATATACTTGCATCTTCTATATAATACATTCCATCTTTGAAATGCTTTCTAAAGCTTTTTCTAACATATGGAACCATAGTCCAATCTAAATGAGTCGCAGCGACTCCGCCAAATTGCTGTAGAGACTGAAGCTGAAATATCACAGCTATAAGTTGAAATGCGGTGTTTACACTATTTGCAGGACGTACATCTGTTTGTCTTGTATTAAAACCTTTTGCAAGTAAATCATCAAAAGGGATAGAAAGACAGTTATGATCACCGAGTGCATAATCTGATAAATCATGAATATAAATTCTATTATTTACATGATTAAATTTTGCTTTTTCAGATACGCAATTATCAAGTGCATATTCTTTCATTAGTACAGAGTCAGCTTCTCCTTTGCGCCCCCCAAAACTATGTTCATCAAGATTTGCATTTTGATTTTGAACATTCGTGGCTTGAAGTTTTTCTTTGATAACCTCCATCATATGGTTATTCCATTTACGAACTTTATCTCGATCATGGCGGTATTCAATGTAGGCAGTTGCTACATCTTTTCTCTTTGTAGACATAAGTCCATGCTCAACAAGAGTTTGAATATCATCAATAGTCAGTTCATTGGGTAAGCCACTCATATATCCTTCAATATAATCTGCAATATTTTGAGCCTTATCTTCTGCATATTCAGAAATATCTCCATCTACATCTTTAAAAGCGGCAAGAACAGCATCTTTAATTTTTTGTGGATTAAATAGTTGGCGAGTACCATCTCTTTTTATAATATAAAAATCCATTAAATTTACCTCCCTAATTATTATTATTTTAAGGTTTGTAAATATATTTGAAAAACACAATATATTGTTTAACTATTTTTGTCCTGTTGAAGTTCTAGCATACGACGGCAAATATACCATTTAGCTTTTTCTAAATCTTCAATTTCTTTAGAGGGATCTTTTCGTCCAGCTCTAGAAATATATTTAATAGCATTACCAAGACAAAAACCCAATTCCCAATCTTCAATTACCTCAATTGGTTCATATTTACGATTAGCCGTATAATGAGCAGGTTTATTTATATTATCATAATTTTGATTTACATTATCCAAGAATATCTTCTCCTTTTTTGGTTATTGTAGCACCTAAAATTTTTTGTCCACAAAACATCATATTTAAAATACCATCTAAATCATCAAATAAAATTTCTTCTTTGCGTCCCTTACATCCAATAGACATATAAGAACTCCAGCTCATTGGCTGTATAATAGATAAATTCATTTTTTGAGATTGCTTTAAAATATTATTAGCTGCTATTTCTGTAGTGGTGATAATTCTTGCATTGGTAAAATGACTTAATATTATTAATGAAGTTGTTTTTCCTTGACCTCTAAATAATTCAATTATTTTCATTTGTTTTCTCCTATGCGGCGGCCAGTTAGAGATCTTAGGGTCTCGTCCCGGCGCCTGCTTTTATTCATCATAATCATCTTCAAAAATTCCATTTGAAGTGGTAGCTCTTTCATGTTGTAACTTTATATCTGAACCAATAATATCTGTAATCAAATAGAGCTGGTGCCCGATAGTTCTACTATATGTTTTTGCTACCATAGTATCATCTCGCCGAAATCCAGTAATCATGAGTTTTGTACCTCGTTTAAACCATCCGCGTTCGACAATTTTTTTCGTTCCATCAGGTTGAAGTTCACTAATCTGGCGTTTAAACATACTATAATATTCTCCAGTAAACTTAACATTCACTACTCCAGTTGTAGTTAAAAGACTTATACTATGACGATTATCATTTTTTGTAAGTACTGTTCCTGCTATTCTATATAATTTATAAATAGGAATATTATTATTACCACGCTTCCAAAAATATTCCACTTCTTCAGACTGAAGTTGATTAAAATCTACTATATTATATTTTTTATTATCTACATCTATTAATTCATGAGGGCCGTGATAAAAGCATAATGCATCCATCTCCCAGGCGGAAGGTGTTCCCGCAGCATATTTTTTCCAAACTTCCATAAATAATATATCATTATATTTATTTAATACATAAGTTTGATTTTCTTTTAACCAATCTCGTGCTTTATCCATATATATCTGATAAATGTTATCCCATTCCCGCTGATTAATGCACATCTTTTCATCTATTGTTTTTATTTTATCTGAATATGCAGATAAAAATTTATTAATAAAATCAATAGCCGTATTATCTAAAATAAACCATTCTTTATACTTAAATGCTTTTAAATATTTATTAAAATTAAATATTCTTATTTGCATTTCTAATTCTTTAGGAACTAAACCATGCAAAATTAAACCATTAAAATTCTGAAGTGTTAATCTTTTTTTAGGTTCACATATTTGAGATATATAATATGCCATTATTTCTTTTCTATTGTTTAATTTAGTTTCTATTTCATCAAATGCCCCACTTTTAATTAACATTATCATTGGAACTTTTGTAAGCGGGCATCGAACCATGAAATCTTTAATTCCAGTATAAGGGCGCCCGCCCTTTATCTTCTCTATTGTTTCAGCATTTACATTACTTAATGCTTTTAATCCATAAAGAATTCTATTATTTGCTATATCTGGTTCGAATCCATAATCAGATGTATTTATATTAACAAGAGAAACTTCAATACCATGAGAAGTGATTTCACCAATAGCTTTAGCCACTTTAGCAAAATCTGTACCTTTCTCTTTTTTCTTTACAGTTCCTTCTTCATCTTCATCATATTGATCATTATCTTCTTCAAGACTACCGCTATTAACTACTAAACAAGCCGTATCCCAATATATAGGATTCCATCGTGTAGCTAAATATGCAGTTTGATATCCGATGAATGAGTATGCTGTTGCATGAATCACGCTAAAAGAATATCCCATCTGGGGTCCTACACCACATTCCCAAATATATTTGCCTAACATGGCGGATGATGCCTGATTCATAATTTTTTCTTTTAATTCTGGAATTTTAGACATTTGTTTTTTACCAACTATTTTTCTTGCCGCATTTGCTTCAGCAAGAGTAAAGTGACAAATATCTTCATCCATAAGCATCATCATTAACTGCTCCTGTGAGGGTGGAACTCCATATGAAGATTTGAAGTATGGTTCAACCGCTTTAATTTCATTATCAGTTAAATGAGCTTTTTTCATTTCATCATACCAAAGTTTAATATTATTCTTGTAACGAATATATTTATCCATTGGCGTTTCTGCACCTTTTTCAGCAGTCATAAGTCGCATCAAACCATTTGCGTCACTTAACTCAATCATGTTCTTTGGTGCAATTTTCTTAGCGGCTTGGCTTCCTATATCTGAATCAAACTGAAAGATATTTAAAATCTTTCCTTCTTGAATATTCTTCCATGTTGCTTCATCTTCTATATCTAAAACATCGGGATGAAAGTATTTATTATATACTTCTCTTAATGTTAAATCTTTTTCAATTTCTCCATTCTCTTGTAAAAACTTAATACATTGTGCAATCTTATCCTGTACTTCTGTTAACAAGAAATCGTACTTCGTCATACCTGCGGCCTCCGCCATATGCAAGTCGTACTGAGTTGTAATTTCCCCATTTGGCGCTTTCATGAAACAACCAAATTCATATGGATCTTCATCAAACAAAATTACACCAGATGCATGAATACCTCTACGAGAGATAAGTCCTTCAATACCTAACATAATATCAAGAAGACCTGGATAATTATTAACTTCATTAATAAAAGTCGTAACTGGCTTTCTATCTTTTTCTGGATTGCCATATATTACTTCTTTTAACGTCCATAAAAATCCTCTCTCTTGTGGAATGAGTGAACTAAGATACTGCGCTGTGTCAACATCAATTCCATTAGGATAATTTTCAGAACGATAACCTCTACAACTTGTTAAAATCGTACTCTTTGTAGTTTCGGTCCCATATGTGGCGACCATCGTGCATCCCAGGTTCTTGCGAGATATTTCATCTATTTCAGGTTTAAAATTCTTACCACGCTCTTCTTTAATTTTCTGAATGATAATAGGTCTTTTACTAGGACATAAATCCAAATCTATATCACCTAACTCAACTCGTTCTTTATTCAAATATCTCCAGAATGGGAAGTTCCATTTCAAGGGGTCGAGCTGTGTAACACCTAATAAATAATGATTAAGACCAGAACAAGATGAACCACGTCCCGCACCTACTATCGAACCACATTCCCAAAACATATCTACATAATGAGCAAGAGTTATAGGATAAAGAAAAAGGTTAGTATGAAGTTTTTCGCTAATAACTTTTTTAATATCAGCTTCTTCTTCAAGTCTTTCTAAATATCTTGTTTCAAATAAATTTTTTTCTTTTAATTTATTTATACAAGTATTTACCCAATATCTTTCAGCTTTATCATCAGAAGAAAACATTGAATTAAGAGTAGGATATTTTTCTGATGCTTTACCCATTACTTTTTTAGGATAATCTTGCACTTCAACACTAGGTATAGTTTGAGGATGAGTTAAATCATACCATTCTATTTTATCATATATCTCCATACTATTAGCATACATAATATCAATTAAATCACCAATAGAAGGAGCTAAATTTTCTTTTATATCATCATCAGTTTGAAGATAAGCATATTCATAAAACTGTGCGGTTTCACGCTCTCCACCTTTTGAATTAAGATATGCTTCATGTACATATCTATCTTCCTTTTTAAGATAATGAGCATCAGAACCAATTACCATTTTACAATTAAAAACTTGAGCTAATTCTACAAGTTTTTTATTCACGATAATTTGATCTTTACTAGCTCCAGGAGCACACTCTATATAAAAATCATTATTAAATAAATTTTTACACCACAATACAAAATTGATGATATTCTGTTTTGCTTTCTCTGCTGTTTCATTATCACCAATTTTTCTTGCATTTTCCATTATTAATGTATTTCCAGATAATTCTCCGCCTATACATGCGGAAGTTGCAATTAAATGACCTGGATTTGCTTTAACTACTTTCTCAAGATCTGATTTTAAAGTTGGGACTCTTTCAAGTCCTCTATCAAAATATGAATTCATCCAAGCTAAAGATGATAATTCTCTTAATTGACGATGTCCTATTGCATCTCTAGCTAGAAGAATAAAATGCCAATATTTTTGACCAGATTCTCTAGTATCTGTAAGATATATTTCATTTCCTAATGCTATTTTAAAATTAGGATTTGTTTCTCTTAATCCAGCCGCTATTTTATTAACCTCGATATGGCAACCAAGAATCTCGTGATCTGTAATTGCTATTCCAGCTAACCCAATTTCAACCGCCCTTTTTATTAACTGATCTGGACGATTGATACTGTCAAGTAGTCTTATATTGCTATACATCGTGTGCGAGTGCGGTTCAAACCTAAGCATTTATATCCCTCATTTCTTTTTCTTTTTTACTTTATATAATATTATAACATAATTTTTTATAAAATGCAAGTATAAAAAGCAAGGCGGCAGCCACGTCCAATGTTTCTTTGGATTAAAACCGGCGCCCGCCTTAACATATTGGATACTTCAATTCTTTACAATTAAAGAATTTTTGTAAAGCATATCTTTCACTACATACATTATTTGGTGCTTCATAAACCATAAGTACAATAATTGGATCACAAGGTAAATTTAATTCTTTTTTAAATTTATTAGCACAATACTCAAATGCTTTTAAAGTTTTCTCTTTATCAACAAGAGAAGAAAGTAAAATGTAATATTCTTGCATACATTCACATTGATAATTTTTATCTTGTGTTGCCCATAACGGACAAATTGAATGTTCTCCAATACACTCTTTAGTTCCATATTTTTGAACTATGAGAGGTTCATATCGAAGCCCGCACACTACACCCCTCTTGTCTAAAAAGTATTCTTCTTCATTTCGTGGTCTATACCAATCTGGATCACTAAGCGCCGTTGATACGGGTATATACCATTGTTTAAAATTTCTAATTTGATAAAAATATGAAGTGGCAATAAAAAAATTCATATCTATTTCCTTTTAACAAGTTATTATTGGTGAAGCTAATGTACAATGACAAATTCCATTCCCACCATTACTAGGATGATTAGCGCAATTTATGCAGGGGGCGGGGACTGATGAATTATATGGTTCATTTATAATTTTATCTAATTTAAAAGCAAAATCTTTACCAAAATATCTACTATATTCTTCTCTTTGTTCTTTTCTTTCTATAGCCTTATCAATAGTAACTCTATGATAATTGGGAATTTCTGATAAATATCCAGCTTCAATAACAGTTCTTAAATTGCATGGATACCATTGAGCAACATCAGATGCTAAATTTAAATGAGAAGTTCTATACTTCCCGCCTATATCATAATAAGTTGCGGTGGGTCCATTATGAATATGACCATGAATATTAAGAGTAAATTCTTCTAATCCATAAATTGGCTCATGGCTAAGTAATATTCTATCTGCAATAAATAAAGGTCCAGTATATATTTCATCAAAATGGTCAGCTACTTTGCTTAATATATCATGATTGCCTGAAATAAGAACCTTATAACATTTTAATTCATCTAAATATGTTGGATTACCTACATCTCCTAAATGAATAAGAGTATCACTTTTTTGTACATCTCTTTTTATTCTTTTCATATGCTCTTTAGGATTAATCCAATTAGGATTCATAATTTTACAATCATCATCAAAATGAGTATCTGATATTAAATAAATTGAACCCGTAGCAGACCATCTTTGAAATTGTGGATATAATGATTTAATCATCAGAATCACGCTCCTCAAATTTATCAAACTCATTTAACTCTTTTTCAATATCATTGATATCTGGAAGAAAATGCGCTTCACTCCAATCAACCCAATTATCAACTCCACAAGCTGACAATTCTTCATAAATTAAATTTCCTTCAATCAATTTTCTTAATTTATTTTCTTCAACTAATCTATACATTTTTATTTTCCCTGCTTACTTGATGATGTTGGCTTTAAAAAAGAGCTTATTAAACATAATACTAGCCAAATTCCTGTTGCTATTGGTAAACTAAAAGTAAGCCCAAAGCAAACACAAATTAATGCTATAATGCCTATTGTAATTCCCCAACTAAGAGCAATGCCTAATAAAATTAATAAAAGTCCAAGTAAAATCATAAGTCAAATCTCCTTTTCTTCAAGAATTTCATAAACAATATCAGGTTTATCTAATCCATAAATATGAATGCATTCTTCTACAGATTCTACTTCACAGCTTTGAGTTCTCCACTTATAATTTGATAATTTATCTTTAAATGCAAATGTTATCTTTTTCATTTTATTTCTCCTGATTTATTTCTTTATCAATTTGTCTTTGATCATGAGGCTTATAATTCATTCCTTTTCCATAAGACCCCTTACGCCTATAATTAGAATGACCTTTTCTCCAATTAGTTTTTTTAGAAGGTCCACCTTCTGCATTTAAAAAACTTCCATTTTCAAAATATCCATCTTCAGGCATCTCTATTTTTGGATTAATACTATCTTTTCGATACCACCAATAAAGTGATTTTAATAAATTTTTTCTTTGTTTGATTTTTCGTTCTCGAAGTCTACGCCTTTCAGCTCTTTTCATTTTTTTATTACCTCACTAAGACTAATTTATCCTCGGGTCTGGTGCAGCACGTATATAACCAGCGTTTATGCTCTTCACGATCGAATGGAAAATTTTCTTCTATTACCAATACTTTTGGAAACTGGGAACCTTGAGCTGCATGCCCAGTTATTGCATAGCCATAAGTCGCTTGTCGAGGAAGAATATCTCCAATTTTGTTTCTTAATTTACCTAGTCTATATGAAACTCTCCAATCAACACAAGGATTTTCATCTAATAAAAAGTCTTTATCTAAATTAATTGAAGAATACGTGCTACCTACTTCAGGAATAAAATCGCACATGATAGTAGGTATTCTATGCCTATCATTTTGAATATAATAAGGAATATTAATATAACTATTGTATATGTTATTCACTGTTCCTATAGTGCCATTCACTAGAGCGTCACCTTCATCATTTAGATCTTCCCAATAATTTCTTTTTATAATGAGTTTTTCTCCTGGCATCAGTTCACCACTAAAACCAAGTAATGAACGTACTTGATTATTAATATTATGTCGAGTAATATTAGTTGCAGTAATTATAGTATCTGCCCATAAGAGATGTCCAGTTACAAGTTCTTTCTTAGGGGTTACTATTACTTCCTTACCTTGCATATAAGGAATTTCTTCTCCATTACGAATTTTCATAGTTAACTGAATAATTTCTGATTCAGCAGCTTGTCGCATAATCTGGTCTAAAAATACATGCGGATGAGTTAAAAGATCATGAGATTCAGTCTTATCAATCATTGGAAGCTGGCCAGGATCTCCTAGGAATAAAATAAAAACTTTATGTTTTAGAAGCATATCTATCATTGACTTAGGTACCATTGAACACTCATCTACAACTATAATTGTATAATCTAAACTCATTTTCGGTTTTCTGAAAAAACCTCCCCCTGGTCTAGGAATTGAATCATAAAGTAGGCGATGAAGTGTCATAGCATTTTTATTTCCTTTTTTACGAAGAACCTCTGCAGCTTTACCTGTAAAAGTTGCATAAGCCACCTTATCTTCCTCTACATCCAGTGCCTCTATAATAAATTTGACTAGAGTCGTTTTACCTGTACCAGCATACCCCGAAATAACAACATATTTCTCATGATTTTTATATCTAGTTAAAGCTTCAGAAAGTCCAGCTTCCTGTTTTTCTGTTAATTGCATTTTTTATTTTCCTCTTTATTTTTTCTCTATAATAATATTATAACATATTTTTTAAAAAAAGTAAAGTGAAGGTTTTTTAACCTTCACTTTTTAAAATACATAAGCCACTTTCTTTTTTATATTATAATCATTTATTAAAATTTGTGGATATTCATTTCCATTCCAAGAATTTATATTACATTTACCAATAACATCAATAGTTACAGACCCGCTGTTTGAATATAAATTATCAAATTCTTCTTGCGGCATATTAAATTTAATCATTGATACCCCATTTGGTAAGGTAATTTTAACTGTATTTGAAGCCATCATAACAATATTGTCTTTAGTAATTTCTACATTATGAACAGCTACAAGAGGTTCATCTAAATCTTTACCAATATATTTATCAAATTTAGCTATATCTATGATATCTTGACCAAACATATCTGTAGGCTCCCAAACAAAATCTACATAATATAATGGTTCATTGGGCATATCTTCTAATTGAGAATCTGTACTTTTAATAAATTCTTTTATTTTTTCGGCGGGAAGTCCTAAACCAAATGCTCCTTGGTGCCCAATTGTATAATCACAGACCTGGGTCGCTGCACATATATCTTTAAATTCTGTAATGCCAACTTTGTCACATCCACGCGCAGAACCTTGATAAGAAACTCGACCATCTTTATCTATTACTTTTGTAAGCATACAACAAGGTCGTTGATATCTAGCCATAAGTTTATTTGCAACTAATCCACGAATTTCTGCTTGAATTTGATTTGGTTCAAGAAGAAATAAAAGAACTTTATGTTCCATCATATTATTATCTTTAATAAGATGCTTTACTAATTCAATTCCCGCCTCTTCTGAACGCCCCTGTCTATTTTTTACATTAGTGCAAGTTCTTATTGCTTGGTCAACGAGTTTTTCTGTTTCTCCTAATTTATGTCCTCTTTTATTAGAAGGAATTAATTGAAATGCTTTAAATTTAAGCATTGAATTAAATACTAATTCTTTTTCTTCTAATGTTCCGCTTCGAGTTATTGCGTTAACAAAAGGAACTATATAAAAAGTTTCACCCCATGCAGTTGGTGTATCACCTAATTTAAATTTATTTTTTTGCCACATTCCATATATAAATGGATTGATAATACCATTTGGTTCTAATCCTTTAGTAATTAGGCGGCGGGTTTCATATGATTTTAAAGACATCATATCCCCTACTAAGCCCAATGCTACTAAATCAAGATATTTATCTGCATAATTATTATTCCATATTTTATCCATATATCGACAGAACTGATATACTACTCCCACACCACTCAATTCTTTGTTTGGATACTGAGGAAGCTGGCTATTAATAAGAATGCAATTAGGATATGCCTCGCCTTCAATTTCATGGTGGTCGAGAATAATAATTGCTCGTTTTTGTTCATGTAATCTTTGAAGTTCATTCCAATCATTACTTCCTGCATCTGGAATAATAACCAATTCAGCACCCATATCTTCAATCCAATCTATAGAATCTTGAAGTCCATGTTGTTTGCCTTCATGCATATACCAATGAACGTGCTCTTCTACCCAGGCGGGAGCTAGGTCATAGAGATAATTAATTAGAACTGCGGAACTTGTATACCCATCACAATCGCAGTCAACCACAATACATGTTTCCAAATTCCCGGTATAAGCTGCACGAACCGCGGCCGCCGCACATTCTAATAATTCTTTTCCAAATACCTCAGGAGGGTTAATATCATCATCTGTTAAATGTATATAATGTTTTATTTCTTCTTTTGTTTTAAAACCTCTATTTACAAATATTTGTTCTTGTGCAGATAAAAGAGAATTTGGTGAATTTATTAATTTATATCTCATACTATATCCACCTCACCAAATTTTAATCTATTGCAAACAGCAACAGGTATCCCATATATGGTTCTAAAATATTGACCTGCCTCTTTTACTTGTCTATTGAATAAATTAGAAATGTGGGCATAAGATATTTCTATCTCTGCTTCTAAGGTATGTAAAGTATGTTCATTCATAACTATATATTGTATATTGTCTAAATCAGATTTATTTAAAATATCTTTAAGAGCATTAATATCTAGTTTTTTATTAATATTAATAAGCATTATAAAAATATCCTTTCTTTAAATAATTGTAAAAATATCTCTGGGGTTCTATCTATGGGAGCATCTTTATAACCTAAAAGATTACTTTTATCAAACATAAAACTTATTTTAGTATACTTACTAAATCTTTTATGTATTCCTTTTAAATTTTTAATTAATTTATTAAATTCATCATCTCCAGGTTGTTGAAATTGTTTATCAAGAGCAATAACAATTTCTTCTACTCCTAATTGAATTAAAAGCCAAGCTTGATAATTTATAAATGAACTTCCGCAAATAGCTACTGAAAGGTCATTATTTTGTCCAAAATATGAAGCGTACTTAAGACAACTTTTTTCAGATTCAAATACGAAAGCTTTTTTCATACGAGAAATATTATCTTTACTCCAATTTAAATTATAAAGATTAAATCCCAAAGGATGATTATACATCTTCCCGCTTATTCTAGCTGGCATATATTTACCATAATTTTCAGCCTGCTCTTGTATTAAGGTTCTTTCTCTAATTCCTATTAATCGACCATTAATATCATAATGTGGAATAACTATTCCTTGACTTTTAGGATTATAACAAATATTATGAGAATCCATTATTTCTTTTTTAATTCCTTCTTGTTCCCACCCTATTAATCTAGGATGAGGAAGATTTTTTAAAAAATATCCTTCATATTCTTTTAATTCAATTTTTTGTGTTTCTATATCTATATTTTTTATTCTATCATAATTTTTAAATAAAGTCAAGTCCTCTTTAATAGATAGCTCATTTTCTTCAACAATAGCATTTGGTGAATAACCAAATTTTCTAGCTATGTAATCTATTGCTTCTGGAAGATTCCATTCACTATCTTCGCGGGGTTTAGGATGTTCTCTACTCATTACCTTGCGAGTAAGTTCAAAAATATCAAATGTAGGCTCTGCACATCCAGTATAGCAATGGAATAATCCAGTATTTTGATAATAATATAACTTATGTGAGCCCTCTCCTGCATGATTATGGCATATTGTTTGAGCTACAATAATCCCATTTTTACGAATGGGTTCTGCATTAAATTCAGTTAAAATTAATTCTATATCATCCAAAGATAAATTTTCTTTAATTTCATCTTTGTTATAAGAATATTCCATTTATAATAAAACTCCTTGTTATTAAAATGCTGAAGCATCTTGAATTCGTATTTTTAAATCTTCCATGTCTATAAGTTCATAATTCCATTTTGTTACAAATTGAGGCTCTATTCTACAAATTCCTCTGTTTGCTTTAGCCCAAAGATAAATATTTTTCCATCTACCTCGCCTATTTTTATAAACAGAAATTTTTATATCAGGCATTTCTATTCCAAGTTTTTTTACCATTGGAGCAAGGGCCTCTTTGTCTTTATTGGTTGTTTCTAGCATAATCATACCTAAATCTATTTTATCAGCAATACTTTTTGCTCCTCTTAAAAGATTTTGATCTGGAGTTTCTGATTCTGTATAATCAGCATTTAATTGTGTTGCAGACATAATAAAAATTCCATATTGATTACATAAATCTTTAAGTCTAATAGACATCATAAAAAGAATATTATCTTCTCTAAGCCTAACTCCGCCGCTCCTTTTCGTTATTTCTTCAAGAATTTTCATTGATGTATGAATATAATCAAGAAAAATGTATTTTAATCCATGTTCACGAATTCCTCTAATAATTGTATTCTCAATATCCTTTAAAGAAAAATCAGGTAATGATTCAAAATAAATTGGACTTTGTTTTAAAATTTGAGCTGCTTTTTGAACTCTCTCCCATTCCCCCGAAAAATATTCTCCATCAAGAATATGTTGCTCATCTACTCCAGAAATAAATGCAATCATCATAGTTTGAACTTCACTTAAATCTTGCTCTGTAGCAATATACATAACAGGTTCTGATTTACCAATACTAATCCATTTATTAGTTTCTAAATCATACATTTGAAAACAGCCTATATAACATACATCTGCTGCAATTGCACGAGATTTACCAACACCAGTAGCTGCAGAACGAATATAAAATTTCTTAAGTCTAGCTCCGCGAGTAACTGTATTCATATATTTTCCAAAAAGAGGGTACCCAATTTCTGGAGTTTCTTTTAATGATTCTAGGAGCTCTTCAACTCCCTCTCCAGCCTGAGTTCCACAAATTAAACTATTATCTATACATTGAGCTTTAATTTCAATGATTTTATCATCAATTAAATTTGCAATTTCTACAAGAGAAGAATTGTCTAACCATTCCTCTTGTTCTTGTTTTTTCTTACTATCAAAAATATTATCTGGGTCATAAATCCATGATAAATCCATTCCCGCCGTTTCTTGATATGCTCTAAGCAAAGACATTTTTTTCATTCTATTATAATAATATTCAAAAGTAGATAATGATGCGGTTTCCGCGCATTTTAAAATATATTCTCCACCTTTATTACTATCATATAGTGCCTTTTTCTTTGGGCGGGAAGCGAGATAGTCCTCTATTGCATTTAAATTAATTTCTGATGCACCTAATTGATGTAAATTAAAAATTGCACCAAAAACAGTTTTATGAAAATCATCTACAAAATCATTTTCATTAAAAAAATATTTATCAGTTGCATCTAATAAATTAGGATTATTATATACATTTCCTATTGTATTTGTTAAAGATGCAATATCTACATACTTACTTGTCATTACTCTACCTCATCATCTAAATTAAATAATCTTTTAGGTATTTTAATTTCTGGAGGCGGAATAACAACCTCTTTTACCTTTGTTACAAAATTTTGAATATCTTTATTTTCATTCTGTGATTGAGCTATAAATAAACTATAATAATAATTAAAAGCATCTTGATAAACAAAAGGAACAATACCTAAAGCTCCATTTGCTTTATCTATGGAATTACCTTTTACTTCAAAAAAGTAAATTAAACTTTTCATTATTCCAGAGTAAGAATAATGATTTTCAGTTGTATATATTTTAAGTTGACGTTTTATTTGTGCCCAATTAGCAGATTTGCCAAATAATTTATTAATATAATCATTTAGTTTAATTAAATCTTTATCTTCCTGTTTTTCATCTACTAATGGAACAAAATCAGTATTGTTTGGATCGCATATAGCATGTGCATATCTGCGGGCGCCGGTTCTTACTGCTTGAATCTTGTCTCGATTAAATTGTTTCCCGCATTTTGTACATATGACTAGATGAGCCATTTCTTATCAATCCTTTCTTTTCATATATAATAATTATAACATATTTTTTAATAAAAGTCAAGCGGAAGATGTATAGCACCTTCCGCTCTATGAAAATTTTATTTACTTATTTTTAATTAAATCCTGTAAATCAGTAACTACTAAACTTACAGCTTCTACTTGGTCTCTTGTAGCATCTTTCATGCGGTGCCCTTTGCCTAAATAACTTTCAATAATTTGAGAAATTCTAGGCTGCCAATATTCTTTAAATTTCTGACCATCTTCTGTTTCTGCGGTCATATCGCTAGATCCAGGAATATTTGCTACAATATCATTAAATTCCTGCATTAAAGTATCAAAATCAAGACTAGAAGTTGTATCAAGATGTACATTTTCTCTTTTATCTGTAAAAAGCTCTGCCCCATCTTCTGCCATTTGTTTATCAAGAGCATCCCCAATAGCTTTTACAAGATTATCATAACTTAAGTCGATATAATCAGGAGTATACTTAAAGCGGGAGCCAGCTTCATAGCGGGAAGTCCCTCGCATAAACATAACTACTTTTTCATTACCAGATTCATCTGTTACTGAACGAGTATACCCAATAATATCACACATTCTAGCTAAAACATTATTTGCTCTTTTGTCAAGTGTAGGAACAATTTTATTATACTGTTTTCCACTTTCATCTGTAAAAGTTTTATCTGTTTCATGAGAAATAACTACAAGACCATATCCCATCTGGACAATCTGACGAAGACTTTCATCAAATTCTTTCTCTACAAGCCCATAGCCTTTACCATATCCAATATCAGAAATAGTATCAGCATTATTATTTGCACAGATATACTTACTACAATAATCATAAGCAATGTCTGCGGTATCTATAATAATTGTTTCAAACATCTGTTTAGCTTTTTCTTCTTTTAACTGACGAAGAACCTGTTTAAATTCAGACCAGCTATTAATAGGCTGAGCCATTGCTCCAGGAATAGCAGAATAACCCTTTTCAAAAGCTAAAAGAAAATGCTTAGGGAACTTAACTGCAGTGGTAGTTTTACCAGTTTTCCATCCTCCATAAAGGAATACTGAATATCCTCTCATATCTCGGCTAACCTGGTGAGGAGCTACACTAAAAATATCTATTGAACCCATTATACTAAATCTCCTTTTAAAAAATTCTAAACTAATTTTAAAATCTTGATTGCGATCAAAATCGCCCCACTAAACTAATTCTTTATTAATTTAAAACATAGAGGAGAAAACCCCTCTATGCTATTTATTTAAATTAATTAGAAATTAAATCCACCAGCTGCAGCGGGTGCAGAAGCTACACTAGAAGCACTTCCCGCATTCTTACTTGCCTGATATTCATCCTGTCTCTTCTTTACATCAGCAAGATAAACTTCTCTATCAGCCATAGCCTTCTTTACTTCATCGAGAGTAATACCATTTTCACTATCGCCAATTTCATAAACAGCATCGGGCTTTGATGTTCCAGTAATGACCCATTCACGAATAGTTCTTGTATACTCTTTTACTGCAGGCTCACCAAAAGCGGACTCTTCTTCTGTACGAGTTACGATTGTCTGGCTATTGATATTACCCCAAACCTTTGTAAATACAAGATTCTGAGGAGATACATCAAGAGATTCAAAATATTTCATACCACCTTCAGATTTAACAATAAATTCAACAGGAAGAATTGCATTATTAAATGCAAATACAGCGCCCTTAAGAACTACATAATCTTTTTCAATATGTCTTTCTTCATCTGCTTCAACGTGTTTTACTCCATTAATAAGCATATCCATTTCAAATTTATTACGCTCATCATCAAGAGAAGAAACAATAGTTACAAACCCACCATTGCATCTCTTTGCTGAAACAAGAGTTTCTTCACCATTCCTATTTGTATAGAAATCATTAAGAGCAAGCGCGGTATCAACCTTTACCATCATAGCAGAATCCTTACCATCAGCAAGAATAGTCTTACCATTATCAATAATATTCTTTAAAGCAGAATAAGTAGAATTTACCTTACCAGTCTTAGTTGTAGGCTGTACAAATGTAAAATTAACTGTAATAATATTAAGGCAATCATCATCAGTTGCTACATCAAGAGTTCCACCAATATACTCTTTACCAAAATTATCAGAGGCGGAGTTCTGTACTGTTTTTACTGCAAGTGAATGATCATAAACTCTTCCACAAACTTTAATTCTGTTTAATGCTTTTCTCATTTTTTGTCCTCATTCTTTCTTTTGTAATTTTTATTTTTAAACTATAATAATATTATATCAAAAATTTTGAAAAAAGTCAAGATATTATACTTCTTCAAGACTAGTCTCTGCGCCCTTTTGAGTTAAGCTATAAATAACAGGATTTTCACCTATTTTTTCTACATAACCATCTGTAACCAATTTTCTTAATGCACCAGACACAGTTCTTGAAGAAATACCAAGACCTTCTCCAATATTTTTTGCTTTAAAAAGATTATTATATAAATCTTTATTGCTCTGAATATATTTTAAAACTATTTTACCATTATTAGTAAATGCAGGCTTTTCTTTATCTCCTGTTGCATTTAATCCATTCCAATAATCAAGAGCATCCTGAGAGAAAACTTTTTCAGGTGCATCTCCAGTTAAAGCTAATACTTCATTAATAAAAATTTCTTTTTTACTCATTATTTTTCTCCTACTAAAATATTAAAACATTTTTACTTTTCATCTTATATTTTTATTATATCATAATTTTTATTAATTGTCAAATAGTAGAAGCTCATTGGCATAGGGAAGTGCGGAGGCCCAGTCTATAAACTGTTTCCACTCAGATAATTTATGTCCCTTTCGCCAATGTATAATATTACGAAGGACTGCATAATTAGCTGTCCACGTTCTAGTCTGAAGCCAAGACTCTGGAAGTATACGAATAAGCTCTTTCCAATATTTCATATCTTTAGTTTCAAGATATCTTTGACGGAGTGTCTCACAATAGCAGATAATGTTGTCCCACATATCATCTACATAATCATCAATATTATAAGGTTCTCTATCATATAATTTAAGATTACCATTATAATCATCCATTTCAAAACACTCTTTTGTTATTGGTGTAGATGCTAACTTATGCATAGTTGAAGTAGAATTGGCTGTAGTCCCAATCTTATAAGTATCTAGCTCTTTCCAAAGATAGAGCGGAGCTGTAATATCAACAGACACAAAAATTTGACGAAGAAATTTATCATTAGGACTTCCCGCCTTAATCATTCTTTGAGCCAAATCCATATCATTAGGACCTATACCAAGAAATTTTGCATTCTGGCTATCTATTTCTATAGCCTGATTCCCGCAAAGAGCTTCATTTGTAGGCGTATCATCATACCATAAAGTATCTCCTTTAGCATAGCTCTCAAATGGATGGCGGAGTCCGTGAAATGCATTCTCCCAGTTATATGTTGCTGTTCGTTCAAATTTCATTTTATACAAGCTCCTTTAAAATTTCATCTACAAAGCCTTCTGTAATACCATCTTCAGCAGTATACCAAATATCGTCTTTGCGAATATCCTGATATTGTGCTTCTGTAATATTTGTATTTGCCAAAGTTATTTCCTTAAGATGATTAAGCATTCTTTTATAAAAAGCGGTATAGTTTTCAAATTGCCCACTTGTTCCACCATTTTGTGTTGAACCTTCATGGAATAAGAATGAAGCATGAGGATACGCAAATCGCTTATGCCCAGAAATGAAAGTAAAAAATCCACCTGAGTATGCGCATCCAACAGCAATAGTCCAAACTGGTGTTTTACTCATTTTAATGGCATCAATAATGGTAAAAGTATCTGTTAAAGAACCGCCGCAAGAATCAATATAAATTTTAATTGGTTTTCTTTCATTTACAGGTATATTGTGATCATCATCATATTGATTCCAAAATCTAATATATCCATCAATAGAAGAACCTGTCCCAGATTTAATATCATAAAGATATACTTCTCTATGAAGCGCACCATCTAAATTAAGAACATCTTCAAATGTTTTTGTATCTTCTTTTAAATTTTCTGAAAGTATGTCTAATAAATCATCCAAAGGGATTTCAAATTTTTGTGTATCATAATCAACCATTATATTTTCTCCTTTTATCTTGAATTTCCTTGAGTTTTATTATAACCAAAATTTTTTGCATCATATAAATCTATATAATATTTTTCTTTTTCATCTAATAGGGCGGGAGGCACTTCTTCTAAAATCTCCCATGAAAAATTCCATATTCCATATTCTTGCATTGCTTGGTATAGCTTATTTCCTGCAGGAGTATCTATATGTAAACCGCATTTAGCGTGATCTTTCCAGCGGGAAGCCAGATCTATGGCTTGCCCAATATAACACTCTTTTGTTTTAATATTAGTTATTTTATAAATTCCACTTTTAACAGTAGTGCCTATAACTTGATTGCAAAGAGTTGTCATAGGAGTTCTAAAAAACGTTTGCCAAATCAACATCCATAAAATTCTAGGTTTAGAAAGCTTTGGAGCAACCGCCTCTAATACACCAATATCTTTAATATCTGATTCTGGAATAGTTAAACAATAGAAAGAAAGCTTTTCTTCTATTTCTTTTTCTCTTGTTTGAGCTTGTATGGCGGCAGTTCGTGTAGCTTTTATCTGGGTAAGATCTTTTTGAACTCTATCTAATTCTTGCAATAATTCTAACTGTCTATTAGCATATGCAGTTTCTAATGCATCTTTATATTGGTTATATTCTTCTTCACATTCATTATATTGCTTATCAAGGACTTCACAATAATTTTCAAAAGCTTTTTTAGATAATTCCTCTTTTGCTTTTGTAGAAGAATTAATTGTAGATTGAATTTCTTTCAATCTTTCTTTATCTTTTTCAATAGCATTATTTAAAATAACTTTAGTCATCGATAAACTATCATAATTATTTTTTAAAGCTATTGTTTCTTCTCTTAATTCTTTATTTTTATTTTCTATTTCTTCATTTTGCTTAATAATACTATTATTAATTTGTTTTGTATGTTTTAAAGAATAAAGAGAATAAATAAATAATAATATACCAATGATTAATAGTATAATATTTAATATTAGCATATTATACAACTCCTTTTATATCCAGTTAAAAAATAAGGAGAGGTATTTCCTCTCCTTACACCAATATTTAATTGTCAAAATAAAAATTTATTACTCAGCCTTAGCTGCAGCCTGCTCAGCCTCATAAGCTGCAACAACTGCGTCATGGTCATAAGCCTTACCAGCCTCAGTCAACTTAATAAGCTTGATGGGCTTTGTGGTTCCATCTTCCATCTCGATCTCAGCGGGAACTCTCTCTACAAGGTTCTTATTTCTAATAAGACCAGCGGTTACAACGCCATCAACTGTTTTCTTCTCCATACCAAGTGCTTCAGCAATATCAGCTGCGGTAAGATTTGCATCCTCATTAGCCTTAAGATAATCAAGTACTGTTAATGATTTCTCAGATACAGGTTTCATAATTTTTTGTTCTCCTTTGTTTCATACAATTTTTTTATTATTTTTAAACTACTATTATATAAAAGTAAGTATATAAAATATATCTACCTTTTATACATATATTATAACAAAAATTTTTATATTTTGCAAGTTAATGTCCGATTCAGTCTAAAATATAAAAATTTTTATTTCCTTTAACTTATATATATATTATACTAAAAATTTTACTTTTTTGCAAGTAGTGGATGATTAATCTCTCATTAAAAGATACTGTTCTTCGCTAATAATTGGAATACCTAGTTCTTTAGCTTTTTTATTCTTGCTTGAAGTAGAATTAATATCGTTATTAATTAAATAATCAGTTTTTGATGATATTGAACTAGCTACTTTCCCGCCGAGAGACTCAATTTCTGCTTTCAATTCATCTCGGTTTTTATAATTTATTACTTTGCCAGTAATAACAAAAGTTTTATCTTTAATTGCAGCGGTTAGGGCAACTTCAGACTGAATCTCTGGCTGTATGAAGTCTAATATTCCCGCACATTCATCCGCCTCAGTATAATTAAAATTGTTAATTGCTTTACTTATTTCTGGACCAAATCCTTCAAATTCAGTCCAATTTCCGCCAATAGCCGCTTTAAATTCTTCCCAAGTGGGATAGTATTTAACGATTTCTTTGGCGACCGCTTTTCCGACGAGAGGAATCCCAATAGCCGATATAAATGATTCAAGCTTTGGGTGTCGCCCCTCCGCATTAATGGCATCCAATATTTTATTAACTGAAGCTTTTCCAAATCCTGATTTAGATTCCCACTCAGTTCTATATTGTTCGAGATTATAAATGTCATTAAGTTCATTAATCCATCCCCAATCTATAAGTTTACTAATAGTAGCTTTAGATATTCCTTTTACATTTAAACCTTTAATACCTAGAAAATGATCTACACGATTCAGGAGTTTTCCCTCGCAAGACAGATTCCCGCATATTACATTATAAACTCCACTATCACTTTGAACTATTTTTGTAGGTTCGCCACATATAGGACAAGTAGTACAAATTCCATTATCTAAAATATGGTCATGGAAAATATCATTCTTATTTGCTCTTGTTATTTGCGGAATAATCATATTCATCTTTGCCACCCAGATTTTTTGATTTTGTTCTGGATATCTACCTAATGTATCTCTTAATACAGACAAATTATGCAAAGATGCACGCTCTATGATAGTACCATCTATATCAATAGGTTTAAATATAGCAACTGGAGTAAGAACTCCTGTTCTACCCATAGACCATTCTATATCAAGAAGTTCTGTTTCATAATCCTCATCATAAAATTTGTAAGCTAGTGCTGAATTAAAGTGATGCTCAGTTCTTCCACATGATTCACAATATTTTTTACTTTCAAACTTAAATACATAGCCATCAATAGGACAAACACTATAAGGATATTCATTTCTCATTTCATCCAATATTTTTATTGCATCTTCTATTGTTTCCGCATCTCCAACTCTAGGAACTGTATCAAAACCCCAATCATCGAGTTGCTCCAACCTACGAAAATTAAAATCTATATCATTACAACCTTTAATTAAATCCCATGCAATAAATGATAATTTACGAGCTGCGCACTCTTTGCTAGACAGTTGTCTAATAGAGCCTGCCGCCATATTTCTAGGATTTGCAAAGATATTTTTAAATTCTGTATTAAAAGTATCTAAATCACAAATAATTTCACCATCAACAATAGTGAGTTCTAGATTAGGAATAGATTTAGGAATATTTGATATTACCATTGCATTATGAGTTACATCCTCTCCCTCAACACCATTACCTCTTGTTGATGCCTGAATTAAATTACCATTAGAATAAATTAAACGAGCTGATAATCCGTCAAGTTTAAACATACCAAACCAATCATGTTCTTTAACAAAAGAAGAAACAATATCAATATCTTTTGTTTTATCAAGGCTTAGCATAGGCGGTTGGTCATGGATTACTTTATCTAATTTTGATTTAACTGTATAACTAATAGACTGAGTTGGCGAATCTGGATAAATAATTCCAGTTTGCTGCTCAAGATTAATTAACTGAAAATAAAGATTATCCCATTCTTTATCAGAAATCTGCGGGGTTCCTTTATCATATAATTTAGTAAAGTAATTTAATTTATCTATCAATCCTCTTATATCTTTTGTTGTTTGGTCCATTTAACATTTCCTCTTTTATTATATAATAATTATATCATAATTTTTTTAAAATGTCAATAGATAAAATTAAAAGGCTAGATTTATTTTATCTAACCTTTTAATTTTTAACTCTCTTTAAAAATTATATTAAAAATTTTTGAGTTTGTCAAGGGTATTCCTTTTAAAGTTTAGTTATTGAATTAACTAAATTATTTTTAACAATAATACTTCCTTGTGAAGGTTTTGTTTGAAGTGGAACATCTTTTGCGGAAATGCATATAGATGATTTAGTTCCACTTACAAGAATATTATCTTCATCAGATAACATTGCAGCACCAACAATCCTTACTCCAGGATCAAGTTTATAACAAGTAGTACCTTTGCCGCCTCTTCCCTGAAGCGGGAAGTCTGCTAAATTAAGTTTTTTACCCATTCCCCCAGAAGTGAATAACCCTACTGTATCAGTATCTTTATGTACTGGAAGCGCAGTTACTACTTCATCATTATCATTAAGTTTAATTCCAACTACACCTGTCGCAGTTCTACCAATGGCTCCAATTTCTTTTGTTCCAAATTTAATACTCATACCATTTTTAGTAATGATAATTATATCTTCATCATCTTGAAATGACACCTTAGCTACTGAATCCCCATCTTTAAGCTTTAGAGCAGCAATTCCTGCATTTTTCTTTGCACCAAGATATTCACTTAAGAAACTCTTTTTAATAATACCTTGTTTAGTTATAAAAATTGCAAATTGAGGAAGCTTTTGTCTATGAAGTGAAGTAACGGCAATTACTTTTTCATTAGACTCAAGTTTTACTAAACTATTGATTGGTACTCCTTTTGTTGTATTAGTTCCATCAGGAATATTATCGACAATAGTTCGATACATCTTCCCCGTTTGAGTAAAGAACATCATATAATCAACTGTATTTGTCTTAATAGCTGACATAATTGCATCATCAGTTGATTTAACACCAATTCCGCCACGTTTCTGCACTTTAAAATTAGATACAGGGACTTTTTTAATTAATCCAGATTCTGTTGTAACTACTACTACATCAATAGGAACAACTTCAGCAATTTCTTTTTCCTCTGGTTTAATATCAATTTGAGTTAATTCAGTTTTTCTTCCTTCTTTACCATATTTTTTTACAAAAGAATTAAATCTATTAAGATAAATTTCTTTTTGTTTATCAATATTTTTAATTATTTCTTCACATTTTGCTATTGTTGAAGTTAGTTCTGTTTTTTCTTCATTAAGTTCAATCTTCTCCAAATGAGCTAATCGACCTAATTTCATATCTACGATAGCTTTAGCTTGTCGTTCTGTAAAATTATATTTTTTAATAAGATTTTGGCAAGCGGTAGCGGCACTTTCACTAGCCTTAATTAAAGCAATAATATTATCAATATTCTCTAATGCTTTTATAAGACCTTCTACAATTTCAAGTCTATCTTTTGCTTTTGCTAAATCAAATTCATGTTCTCTTTTAATGCAATCATAATTATGCTGAAGGTAAATATCGAGATATTGTTTAAGATTTAATAACTCAGGTGTTTTACCTACAAGAGCATACTGATTAGCAGAATATGATTTTTGAAAACTTGTTTTTCTGTATAACTGAGTAAGAACTGATGCTGGACTTTCATCACATTCAATTTCAATTAAAAGTTTTTTCTTATCACTTTTATTTAAAATATTTGAGATGCCATTTAATTCATCTTTTTCAATCAATTCTTTTATTTGAGCAATAAAAGGTTCAACATAAACCTGATAAGGAATTTCTGTTATCAGAATATTTTTTCCTTTTATTTCAGCTCTGCCTCTTAAAATAACTTTTCCCTTACCTGTTTTATAGATTGCGGGAAGGTCATTTTTATTAATAATAATTCCGCCAGAAGGAAAACTAGGGGCGATATCTGAATAGTCAATCTCTCCAGTAGTAAGATAATTATTAATAATTCTAGCTACATCAGAAAGACTATGGGTTAACCAAACATTTGCAATAGTTGAGCCAATACCTTGACAACCATTTACCATAAGTCTAGGAAGTAATGCAGGAAATACCTGGGGCCATTCATCATCTTCACTAAAGTTTTTAATCATAGGAACATTATGTTTTTTAATTCCTTCTAACATCCCTTCTTCAGTAACTTTAGCAAGGCGGGCTTCGGTATATCTACTTGCTGCAGGCTCCCCGCTAATTTGAATAGAACCATTGGCACCATGCCAATCTACTTCAGGAATATTATTAATCCAAGGCTGAGACATTCTAGCAAATGTTTCATAAATGGCAGTATCACCATGCGGCCACCAACTTGCTATAACTCCACCAGAGATTTTTGCAGATTTTACATGGGGTTTATTACTTAAATAACCTTTTGTAAACATTTCCCAAAGACAGGCTCTTTGACCTGGTTTTAAACCATCTCGTGCATCCGCAAATGCTCGCTGACAGTTGGCTTCAAAACTAAAATCAAGAAAGTTTTGACCTAATTCTTTTGTTATATCCATATTAGTCACAATCATTTGCCTCCTCTGCATGTTGTAATAAGTAAGCTCGTCTAGGCGGTACACTAGGTCCAAGCAAAGTTTCAATTAATACAGCAGCTTGCTTTTCATCTTCTACTGTTAACTGAGCAATGTTTCTTGTGGCGGGATCGAGCAATGCTTCATTAAGCTCGTCTGAATCCTGTTCACCAAGACCCTTATTTCTATTAACCTGGAATTTTTCTCCTTGATGCTGTGTTTTATATTCATCGAGTGCAGTTGCATCTTTTAAATAAATATATTCATTTTTCTTTGTTGTAATTCTAAACAAAGGTGGCATAGTTGTATATATATGTCCATTGAGAATTAACTCTGGACACAACCACCAAAACATTTCAATTAAAAGGTTTCTAATACTGGCTCCATCGGGGTCAGCATCTGCGCAAAGAAGAATTTTTCCATACCTAAGTTTTTTTGTATCATAAATAAGTTTTTTTGTTACTGGATTTAATTCTAGTCCAATTGCTTTAATAAGATTTACAACTTCTTGATTAGCAAAGATTTTTTCACTTGAATTTTTATATGCAGCAATAATTTTTCCTCGGATTGGAAATACTGCATGAATTTCTGAATCTCTTGCTTCTACAAGTCCAGAAGCCGCTGAATCACCTTCCGCGATTAAAAGCTCACATTTAGCTCTATCTTTGCCCCAACAATCAACAAGTTTTGTAGGCATATTAAGAAGCTGTTTCTTTTTATCTTTTGGTTTAACTTCACGAGCTGCATCTCTAGCTTTCTTAGCTGCTTCTCTAGCTTTACGAGCGGAAATCGCCTTATCAAAGATTATCTTAATATCTTTCTCATTATAACTCAACCAAGTCTGGATATTTTCAGCTAATACTCCAGTGAATGGTGTCATATCAAGTTTGACTATACGACTTTTTGTCTGGGCATCGTATGATATACCAGGAGCTGTAATATTAAATGCAACTAGCATTCCCTCCTGTATATCCGATCCCTCGAGATTACTATCTTTGTCTTTAAGCCAGCCTTTTTCTTTAAAAAATTTATTAAATTCTCTAGTTATAAGAGATTTAATCTGAGTTATATGAGGTCCACTATCTGTTTCACCTGTGTTAACATAACTAATCATATTAAGTGAATAGTTAGTTGTATATGTCAATACAAAGTCAAGTTTATTTTTACCTTCCGCAAAGTTAATATTTAATCTATTATTAATTATTTCATTATCTTTTGCAATATCATTAACAAGATCGTTCAATCCATTCTCTGAATAATAAGTAATTTTATCTTTTTCATTATGGGTTAAATTAATTGTTAATCCTTTACAAAGACAAGTTAATACATGAAATAATTTCTTAATTCTATCTACATCAATCTGTGGATGATTAAAAAACTGCGGATCTGGAGTCCAATCTACAATAGTGCCAGTATGAGCCTCTCCCTGTTTTCCTACATCTCTTCTATTGAAAATACCATCAATAAAAAGAACACGTTCTATCTGTCCATCTCTATAAGTATTTACTACAAGTCTTTTAGATAAGAAATTTGTTAACTTAGAACCAATACCATTAAGACCTAATGCAGTTCCTTCATAAACTCCATCATCTGTAAATTTACCTGAAGTATTTAATACATCAAAAGAAGCTTGAAGAACAGTTTCTCCATCTTCACGTATAACATTAACAGGAAATCCCTGTGCAAAATCTTCTACTCTGCATGAACCATCATCTTGATAATCTACGTTAATTATATTTCCATGTCCTACACTCCACTCATCTATTGCATTAGATACAATTTCTATCAATAATTGAGTACTATACTCAGTGCTACCCGCGTAGACTCCAGGCCTAAGTCTAGTAAAGTCACGAGGTGAGAGTGACTGTATGGAATCTTCATTATATAATTTTCCCATATTTTTTTCCTTTCTTTTCATTCTTATATATATTATAACATAAAATTTTTAAAAAGTCAACATTTATCCTTCTGTAACTAAGCTCTTTTGAATTCTATTGCCATTATTTTAAATTACATAGTATTTTTTACATATAATTAATAAAAATGGGCATAAAAAAAAGAGTGGATAAAAATCCACTCTAAATTTTTATAGTATATTCTAAGCAAATATATCCTACACCAGATTTAAGCTTTCCCCATCCATTTTCCTCTCCAACAATAGTATAAACAGATGGTTTATGCACAGTTGTTACTACAGGATAATTAGTTCCAGGTCCCTTTCTTACATTTAATGTTTCTGTATTAATTCTTACCAAATATGGAGTAAATATATTTGAATTTGACTCAATTCTTACATAACTTGGATCAGCCAAATAAATCCAGCCCGCTCCAGATTTTAGCCTTCCCCAATCTCCAGAAACCTCAACAATAGTAAAGATACCTTTACCTGTGTATTTACCTGTTACAGCTCCATTAGGAGAGGTTCTAATATTTAAATTATCTATTAATACATCTACTAAGAAAGGCGGATTTGGATATGAAGCGGCGGGTGCTGGTGTCGGAGTAGGAATGACAGGATTCGGAGATCCCCCTAGCCGCTTATTAACTTCATTTTCAATATATTTAAATTTGCTTTTTAAATATGGTCCTGGACATGCTGTAGCTTGAAACATGCAATGCATAGTCAAATTGCCTGTTTTATCTCCTGTATAATTAAGTTGTTTAATTCCATTTCTTTTACATATATCTACGCAAAGATTGATTAATGATTCTAAAGCTTTGTCTGAAACATGCCAGTCAGGAGCTCCGCCATCATTAGCGACTTCTATTGTTACTGCAACGTAGTCATTATCAGCATTTCCAGAAGTCCATGCTCTATTTTTTTCTTCCACATATAATCCAATTCGTCCATCGGTTCCTATCCCATAATTACTAGATCCTTTTCTATTAGGATTAGCAAAAATTTCTCCACATCTTTCTATTGTAATATTCCCTGCCATATGATGTGGTGTTATTTTAAGGATTTTTGTTCCTCTATTAGAACGAGGATTATAATTAGGACTTAAATTTGTATAGCAAATTAAAGAACTATTTGTAAAACCAGTTGGTTGAACTGGTTCTGGATTTAACATTGCATCATATTTAGTTAAATTCCATTTATCTACCACTGCCATTATATTATCAACATAATTAATTGAACTAGCATATCCAGCATTTTTTAAAGCTTGTAGATAATCTCTAGGATTAGTTGCTGTTTTTGCAGTGGTATACCTAGAAATATTAATAAATTGATAATAGCCTTCGACTCCAGCGTCCATATTAGGAAAACTATACCAAATAAAAGTTTTTTCTATATAAGAACCATCTGGAAGTTGTTCCTTGCTTTTACTTTCAAAAGTTCCATTACTAGTAGTAACTCTATTTGGTCTATATTTAAGACCATAATAGTTATTATGTTGTGCTTTATCAGATGTTCCATAGGCAGATTCTAAGCAAGCTTGACCGATTGCCGCAGAAACTATGTTATATCCATATTTTTTTGCATATTTAATATGCAAAGGAGCTATTTTATCTATAAACTCTTGATTAGTCAATTATATTCCTCCTTTTTATCCAACTCCATTATCATTAGATTTATTTTGGATTCCAGTCATAGCTAAATCATAGATAATGCCACCTTCAGTATTTTCAGCTTTAGATTTATTAGAATACACACCATAGCTGATAGTTTGACCTATAATAATTCCAATTAAAGCAACTAAAGGAGATAAATCAGGAGGTACACCTAATGAAAAAGCTAATTTAAAAGAACTATATGTTACCCAGCCGACTCCAAGTTCTAAAATGACTGAATTAATAAATAAAAATATTAAGAACTTTTTTGCTGATGGTAATTTATTTTCTTTCCTTTTATTTCTTATTTCAGTTCGCTCTTTTTCTATTTTAGCTTCTCTTTCTAAAATAACTTTTTCTGCTTCCCATTGTTTTAGTTTTACTTTAGAAATTTGATTTTTTTGAGCTAAACTTTTTTGTCCAAAAAGGAGTTTCAATATTTTAAAAGTCATATTTATTTCTCATCTCCTTCCAATAAAAAAAGACTCAAGGTTAGAACCTTGAGTCTTAATTTCTACATTTGCTCTGCTATTCTAGCAATTTGACTTCTATATATATTAACTAGGGTTGTTTCTCCATAAAAATCTTGACCACGAAATACTTGAGATACTCTACGCAAGCCATTATTAGATCCATTATATTCTGACATATCTACTTGACTTTCAGTATCTCCATCAAGAATTACAACACTATCTTCTCCAGTTCTTTGAAGCATAAGTTTCATCATATCAATAGTGGTATTTTGACTTTCAGTTACGTATACTCCAGCTCTCATACCGTTTAAATCTAATCCTCGGATATCTGAACAAGGTAAAATCATTAAAGTACCTTCATCTGTCATTTTTTCTACTTCGGTGATACTACCAAATTTTGTAATTAAAAAATTACCAATTTGACTATCTAAAAGTTTCTCTAATCTAGAGCCCGGATAATATCCTAATTTAGCAGCACCGCGCACTGCAACTGTATTTGCTAAAATGACAATTCTATCAATTTTTCCTTTATCCAATAAACTCATTAAATAGCTCATAGCTAGATACGATTTTCCACTTCCCGCTGGACCCCGAAGTACAATTATTTGATTTGAAACTAATGAATCAATAGCAATAGTTTGATATATATCATTATTGTAAGGTTTTAACTTACCAAACATCATACTTTCTATATTATGATATCCTACTTTTTGATAATGATCTTCTACCCATTTATATTTGTCAGTAATTTCATTATTGAATTCAATTAACAAATATTGATTTGTTAAAAGATTATATTTATTTTCATTTTCAGGCATTACATGCTCGTAAAAATTAGCCAATTCTCTCTCGGACATAGAAATTGTTTTATAACCAGTATATTTATCATTTTCTTGTCTAACATATTCAGTTTTTAATCCAACACATTCAGCTATTTTTTTACAAGCTAAATCTTCAGTAACGAAAATTCCTGTATGTTCACAGTTTCTTTTGATAAAAGCTTCTCTAGCGCACAAAATAATTTTGCTATCATCAGATAATGGAAGATTTAATACTTTTAATTCATCATCTAAATATGTTTTATATATTTCAATTTCATATTTATCTTCGTTATCTGCAAGAAGATTTAAAACTTGTCTTGCTGCCCACTTAGTTTCTTCATCTTTTGTTCTAGATGTTTTTATTGATTCTAATTCATTTAATGAGATACTTGAAATTATAAAGGGCTCTTTTAAAATTTCATTTTGAAGAATAAGTAGACTATTTGTATCATAAAACTTCATGTGAATAATCAATCCACCTTTCTTAGAATATGTTTCTATTTATATATGAAAAAAGGATAATATTACTTATCCTCTTTTGACATATTTTTTTTATTGCGGATTGAATTAAGTAAAAACTCTCGTCTTCCAATAAAATTGTCAGATTCTTGTAATAATGCATTGATTTCGTCAGTTAAATCATTTACTTTTTTAATTCTTCGATTTAATTGTCGATATATTGCTTTAGCGGTGGGTGAATCTTTGTCAAAATTTTTATATCCTCCACAAGCTTTAACAAAATCAATTGCTTCATCTGATTTCTGTTTAGCAAGCTTTCTTTCATATTTAAGAGCATTTATAGTTGCGCGGAGTTCAGCCAAGGTGCATCCAGTAAGTTCAGATTCTTTATCTAAATCATCTGGATGTAAACGCGCACAACCAATAAAAGTTTTTCCTAAATGCTCCATATATACTAAAGATTTGCCTGTTTCTTTATTGTATTTATAACCTATAAAGTTCACTTTTTCTTCTCCTCATATTTTTCTATATCTTTAATAATATCATCCAAAAGAATTGGAGTATTATTATGTGCATCTAGTTCAACGTGATAAATAACTCCTTTGTCCATATCTTTAAACCTGTCTTGAGTATGACAATGACCACAGATATTAATCACCTTTCTACGGAGCGGTTTATCGTCATCGAAGTTAGAGCAAAGAGTTGGATAATGTGAGAGATAAAATGTATATCCTCCATATTTTAAAATTTGAGCTAATCCATAAAAAAGAATATTGGGTCTAATATTAACGTATTCTTGGATTCGATTATCCGTATCATGATTTCCACGTATAATATTTATTTTTCCAGCTAATTGATTCATACAATGAATTCCATGTACATTATCATTAAGCATTAAATCACCAAGAAGCCAAACTTCATCATCCCAATTTACAACAGAATTCCAATTTTCAATTATTGCTTTATCATGCTCTTCGATTGAATTAAAGCCACGAGGACCCCAGAGAAATTCTTTATTATGCCCGAAATGGAGATCTGAGGTTAGAAAAATCCTTCTCATTATTATCACTTCCTTTTTCTTTTACTATATATTTTCCATTTTCATAAATATAAACTTTATTAAAACCTTCCTCTAAAGTGGGAGGCGTTAAAGTAAGATACATATTTTTAATAGAATCTTCAGGCACTAATGCTCTTCCCGCTCTATGAGAATTTCTTTCAAGAGCGGTTTCAAGATTTACTTTTATAAATAAAGCATCTATTTCAATATCTTTTAATGAAGTACCAAGTGCATTTAAAAGTTTTCTTCTTGAATTTTCATTTAAATGAGTAGCATCAGCAATAGTTACTTCATTTTCAATCAAACCTTTTTTAATTTCTTCAATAAAAATATTAAACACCTGTTTTTCTTTAGAAAAGTATCCCTCTCCTTCTTTCAAAAGAGAAAAACGAATTTTATCTCTAGATACAACTTTTGTAGTTTTAGATATTGAATCTTTATGAGTTTTTACCCATGTGCTCTTTCCACAAGCCGGGATTCCACAAAGAATAATTAATTTATGCTTTATTTCTTTCATTGTTTATTTTACTCCTAAACTCACTTAATGTTAAAATCCTATTTCCATCTTCATCAAAATTATGATTATTAAATTCTAAAAGAAAATCTTCATAAGTATATCCAGACCATGGGCGGCATTCAGCATGATTTGTCTCCATTTTACAATTTAAACAATATAATTTTTTTAAATGTCCTGCTTCTCGTTCTGCACCTTTTTTCCTAGCTATAGGAATGCCCCTCCTGCTACACTTAACACAATAAAATTCATTATCTACAATTAATTTACTTCCCATACATTAAAAAATCATCTCCTTTTTATTTTTTCTTATAATAATATTATAACATATTTTTTATAAAAAATAAAGAGTTAATTATTTGTTTTAAAATATTGACAAAATGAATCAAACTCAAGTGCGGATTCTGGATAAATTACTACGGCGCCCTGACTCATATCAAGAGAAAGAACTCCAAGTAAAGATTTACCATCCACTGCAAATTTTCCTCTCTTTACGATAATATCTCCATCAATCTGGCTAGCTTTATCTACAAAAAGATAGAGATCTGATATATTTTCAATTTTAATTTCTGTAAATTTAGTCATATTATTTCTCCTTTATTCCCAAATATTTAATTCGGTCAAGAACTTCGTCTTTTATTTTTTCATCTGAATATAAATAATTATATAATTGAAATTCTTCTTTACTATTGGTTCTTTCTGACAATACTTTTCTAGCATAATCTAAATCTATATCAATAGTAAGAGTAATTATATTTTTCTTTTTAGGAGAGGTGTAAGAATTATTTGAATTAATTAATTGAAACATTGTATTTATATTGTTAATTTTGTTCACCATCTTTTTTCTCCAATTTAATACAGATTTTATAAACTAAAAAATTCATAAAATTAATAACTATATCAAAATAAGCATAGACACAAAAATATAAAATTGTTCTTTCTTTTGTTGCCAATGTGTTTGTTAAATAACAAAATATATAAGCAAGAATAAACATAAATATTTTTCCTTTTATTATATATTATAACATAAATTTTTATAAATGTCAAGGCGGGAGTTGGCTCTAGACCGATTCCCGCCTAATTAGATTACTGATGATATTTTACAAGGAAGGCAGGATCAACGCATTTAAAGCTATCCTTACCATCCACAGTTCTAAATACAATACCTTCTTTCATTTCGCCGTCAATAGCAGAACCCGCACTATGAACAAACTCACGAAGTTCATCTACAGTAGAAGGAAGTGTCATACCTTCTGATATAATAGGTACAACAGGGATACCTAAAGGTTCAAGAGCATCTCTCATTTCAAGAGTTCCAACCCTACCGCAATCGGAATAAAGTAAATTAAACGCCCTTATTTCCTGATCTTTCATTCCATAGTCTCGTTTTTGGACGTTTTGCCCAAAAGTTTCTGCCTGAACTGCGACCCATTCAGCGGAAGGTCTATTTTCAAGAAGTTTCTGAAGAGCTTCTTTAACATTATACTTTTCGCTCATTTTAATATATACATTTGAACCAATTGTATCAGAATAATAATTCCTTTCTGCTCTTGCAGGGGTATCAAAAATTACATTTCTGCTACATACAAGATATTCTCCCTTTTTAAGCCCTCTAGATCTGGACATATAGAAAGTAGTACTAGTTCCATCAATTTTTTCTGTAGCTATCCAGATTTTTGAGCCATCTTCAAGTGTCCAGGTTCTATTCTCGATTCTCTCTTCATCTGTCTTCGGAACTCCTTCAATCCAGCTACGAGAATCTTTTTTCTTACCCCAAAGGAAGATAAAAAACTGACGAAGGAATTTATTTTTCTTTATAACTCTACCATATTTTTTAGCAAAATAAGGATGTCTAGCTAAAACCGCATTAATTTTAGCATCGGGATTAGATTTAGCTTTTCTCTTGTTATCTTCGGCTACGGCATAAGTTACACCAAGTTTTTCAGTAAGAAAATCGCCATTTTTATAATCTACATTCTCTTTAAAGAAAGAATCTTTTCCAAAATGAAGATAAAACTGACCATCTCCATCCTGATACTCAAATCCACCGAAGTCCTCAGCACTCATAAGCAGACCCTGAGAATAAAAGCCTGGGTTCTTTCCACCGAAGGTGTACTTCTGAGTCTTCACATTTCCGCGCTTTTTGATAAGAAATGCAAACTCAGGCTTGTTTATATCTACATGAGAGTCGATCTCAAAGTAAATTGCAAGATTTCCAGGCTGGAAAGTACCTTTACGAACCATGATTTTCCATCCCCCTACAACTGCAGCTTCGCAATTATCAGAACCAACAATAGGTTCAATAGCATCAATGCGAGTTACATAAGCGAGCTCTCTCTGATTTTCTTTGTTGAGCATAATTATCTACCTTCTTTCTTCATAAAATATTCGCAATCTTCATTTTCTTTATAAAACAAAGTATACGTATGAATGCCCTGTTTCTTTATAGCTCTTTTACATTCCTCTTTCTTAGGACAATTATCTGGATTTCCACAGAAACAATAATCATCATCAAACCACATAATTCATTACCTCACAAACTCTATCAACTAATTCATCCTTTTCTTCTTCCGTTATTTTTTTCCATTTCCAACACCAATCAATCCTATTACAAATCCATTCTATACTTTTATCATGCCAGGGTTTATATTCTTCATAAGATTTTAATGCTTTATCAACTTGGTCATAATAGTCAATTCTTTTTGGCATTATTTTTTCCTTTCTTTATAATAATATTATATCATATTTTTTTAATAATGTCAATAAGAAAGGCGGGAACCAGGTTAATTCCACTTTAACCCAGCTCCCGCAATTTTATTTTGCAACAGGAATAATTGAATTTTCATCAGATGTAGGTACAATATCTTCACCAATCTGAACGCCATTTTCATCAAGTTCTTTAATCTTAATTACAGTATTCTTCTTAAGATTTCCGCAGCTCTTTGTAAATAAGTTTAGAGCATTTTTAGCATCAAACTCAACTCTGCCAGTAGGATTCGTTAAAGTTAGAACTGTAGTTCTCATAATCGGGGTCCCGCCATATTTCTTTTCTTTTGTTGGATACCACTCAATAGCATAAAATCTTTTCATTAGTTATTATCTCCTTTATCTTCATCAAAATAAATAATTTTAAAAGTATCTAAATCAATAAGTGCTATTCTATTACTTATAATAGTGCAGAGGTCTATGTCAAATTTATGACCATCACAATATTTTATTATTTCTGGCTTTTTATCTTCTTTTGCTTCAGTAAGCCATTTTCTTTTTTGTATAATTTCCTCTTCTGTGAAGGTGGGCTGATTTTTATATCCATACAAATACTTAAGATATTGAACAGGAGTATGTCCATGAATAAGATAGGTATTATCTGGATTAAAGTCTTCTTTTTCATACCCATCATTCCAATCATCATAGAAGTGATCTCTATCCCAAACTGGGTTATGTTGTCTATGAGGAGTGATAAAAGGGCTATATCCAGCATGCTCAAGAATTACTTTATGTCCTAAAGGAGATTCATAAATTAATTCAGTAGGCATTTTAAGAATAGCTTCTCTAATGGCATAAATATCTTGCACATTCATATCCTGAAGTGTCTTTGCAGTTACCTCTCCACCATTACCGTACCATAAATTATACCCATTTCCGCCATAATAGCTAATATCTTCAATCTCTCTTGCTACATAAGGAATAGCATCAGCCATCATTTCTTCATGATTACCTTTAATGAATTTTACTCTATGGTCATTAATAAGAGTCTGGAATATTTTAATTCCATCTGGACCTCTATCTATAGCATCACCAAGAAAATAAAGAGTATCATCTGGTTCTATGAAATTTAATACTTTTTCAGCCAATGTCCAATTTCCATGAAAATCAGCACAGGCATATGTTTTTTTCATAGTATATCACCTTCTTTTTAATTCTTCAAAATTAATTATCTCATATTCATATTTTTCAGGTAAAGATTCAATTTCCCAATTTTGTGCAGAATTTATAACCATTCCCACAATACTTGGGTCTGTAAAAGCTAGTTCCATTGCGTGAGGAAGAGCAAAATTATTATAAAAAGCGTTGGCGAAATTACAAGCTTTCGCATCACTATTGAAAACTATTACTGTTCCTTCTTTTGTAGTAAAATATTTATTTAAGTTGGGCTGAAAAATAATAAACATGATATAACTCCTTTACTTTTATAATAATATTATAACATAAATTTTTAAAAAATGCAAATAAAAAAATGGGAGGCTTAATAAAAGCCTCCCAAAATTCTAGTTCTACTTTTTATCTTTTTCTTCTTTTTTTATATAATGATGAATACCATACCCTCCAGCAAGGATTAAAATGATAATTAATAATATCCACCACAATGAAAGAGTTTCATTATTTTCTTTAATTCCATCTGATAAAGCAATTGTTTGCTGTGCAATATCTGTAAGACTAGGTCTTTTATCATCTGGATTTTCTTCAGACTGCTGATTGTTATTATCAATTTCATTATCATCAACATTTGTATTTAAGTTATCTCGTTCTGCTCCATTATTTTCTTGCACAGTAGGATTATTATTACCTGTTATTGTAAGAGGAGCATCGGCTAAAGGAAGAATTGTAGCAGGAATATCATCTCCAGATGTTTCAATTTCTACTGTATTAATTTCTTTAATTTTTTCATCAAGAGTTTTCTTAATATCAGCTAATTTCTTATTTAATTCATCTTTTTTATTTTTAGTAATTTCAAAATCTTTTAATGCTTGTTTTAATTGATTTTCTAAATCACCAAAATCAGTAATATCTTTATCAATAGATGAATTTGCTTTCATCTTACTAATAGCAATCTGTAAATCTTTTACATTCTGTTTTGCTTTAATAAAATCTTCGTTAGCTGCTTTTGCTTTATCTGCGATATCTTGATACTTTTGAGCGAGATCTGAAGCGAATTCTACTGCGTCCCTAAAGTTACGAGTAGCCTGGGTTTCCGCATTATCAGAAATCATACTATCTTTATTATAAGGCTGTTTTCCATCAGTCTTATAATCCATACCTTCCGCTTTATCTTGAGTTAAAAGAATAATATTACCAGTATACCAATTATCATTTCTATACTCTTTTACAAGATTTACTTTATCAGTATTATAGATAGTCTGTGCTACTATTTTATCTTTTTCAATTAATACATTCTTAACTAAATAATTTAAAGTTTTAAAACTATAGGCTGTTGTAGCATTAACTGATGTTTTAACATTATATAATTTCGCATTAGGATTAATTTTTTCAGTAGCTTTGATAGAAAATTCATTTTTTGCAGTCTCCTCATCATCTGCAATAACATCAATAGAAAGAGATTTGGCATCAATTATATACACACTTGCAGAACCAATATTCCAATCAGTTGGATCAATACCTACATAAATTTTACCTTCTTTAGCAAATTTTTCTGTAAGAGATTTCTCAAGCTTCTCTTTGTCATCACCACAACCGATAATAGCATCATGTAACCATGAGTAACTTGCAGAATTTGTTTTTGTTACTTTAGCATATTCTACAATTACTTTATTATTTTCAGCATAATGAGCAATTTCATCATAGTCATGCTGTTCGCCAATACCTAATAAATATGTTCCATTTGAGAATACATATTTATCACTATATCTATTCATTGTATCTGTATATTTTTCAGAAAATGTTCCAGATATTGAATAAGTTGTTTTAGAAGTAGATTCATATCCAGTTAAATCTGCGATATCACCTTTCTTAAATTCTTTATTATTGATAATAATAAAATCATTATCTCCTAAAGCATCGATCTTTTTCTGAAGTTCCTGTTTATAAGCGGTTTGCGCTTGCTCTTCATCATCATAAGAACTCGTTGCAGAAAGAGAAGCTCCAGTATAAGTAGTTGTTGAAACATCTCTTTGAACAGTTTTAATTAATTTACCATTTTCAAAGGCATAACTAATTTTTTCTTCTCCAATAAAGTTCTTTTGAGTTGTAGTTGTAGTTTCTTCAGTAAAATATACTTTTTCCTGACCGCTTTCCGCAACTTTAAAATATTCATTATTTTCCTTAATATATTTAATTCCATTCTTTTCTAAAGAATTAGTTGAATTAAGAGTATTAAGTTCTTCTGTAGTAAGTTCAACATTATCTAAAGCATTATGCTCAGTTTTTTCAAAGATAACAATGCCAGGCCATTTAGCATCATTAGTGCGATTTCCATTAGCAATTTTATAGTTTAAATTCTTTTGAACTGTATTTCCTTCTTTATCAAGATATGTTACAGTACAATAATTTAATACATCACCTTGAGTACTCTTTGTACCATCTGCATAGGTATAATTACCTGAATATCTATGCCATTCAATATTTACGAATTCTCCTTCAAGCATTTGAGGGACATAGTAAAATTCAACAATAGAATCAAAGAGCTCTGCATAAGAGCCTTTGCCTGTAAAATTAACTGATTGATTATTATTTAATTTAGTGGCAATTGAATTCTCTAATGCCTGAACATAACCCATCCCAGAAGCAAGATAATCTTCTTTAGCTTTGCGGGCGGCGGTCTCGAGATCGGCAGTCTTAGATATAAGATCTTCTAATCTATCTTCCGCTTCATTAGCCTGGATTCCCGCAACATCTTTGTTTAATTCAAAATTATCTTGAGCATTTTCAAATTGAGATTTTAAAGAAGTATATGCACTTACCGCCTCATTATAAGCAGCCTTATCTTTATCAAATTTTTCTTTGATATTATTTAATTCTTTTTCTGTTTCTTCTACTGTTTTATTCATATTGGAAACAGCAGCACTAGCATCAGAATAAATTTGATTTAATTCTACTTCATTAGAAATTTTTTCTAAAACACTTGAACTAGCATCGAGAATTTTTTCAGTGTCTTCCACTTTTTTATTAGCTTTATCAGTTAAATCTTTTGCTTGATTAACTAAATCGGTAGCATCCTCTACTTTTTCTTTTGTTATATCTGCCTGCAATTCAGCACTTTCCGCTTTATTTTCAGCAATTATAGCAAATCCTTCAGCATTTTTACTAACTCCATATGCTTTACGAACATCTACCTCAGGGGCATCTATTTTTCTTTCAATATTATAATCCATTTCTGCTTCAAGTTCTTCTTTTGTTTCTTGAACAGATTCAGAAGGGACTGTTTGTGCCTGGTCAATAGCTTCTAATGCTTCTCCTTCTCCTTTTTTAATATTGATATATGCTTCGTCTGTTTTTTCTTCCATTTTACTATTAACAGCTTCTTCATTATCATTATTAGTGATAGGAGTAGTATCTTCTGCAGCCATAACTGTCATAGATTCTGTGGATAAAGCAAGAGAAAGACCAATAGTTAAAGCTTTAATGATTTTTTTGTTAATTAAAGTTTTTTTCATGTTCTCCTCCTTTTATATATAAAAAAATATCAGAACTATTCTGATATTTTTAAATACAACAGGTAAGGATTTGCACCTTACATGGGCTCCTTGGTCAGCATCCGTGTAGCTTCTTAAAGCCCCTCTAAGATGATTTGCCCTAATATACCAAGTTCTTATCTACGTCTACCTATTTCGCCACTGTTGCATACATCGACATACATCCGACAGGATGTCAACTAATCTGTACAATCGAATGAGATGGACACTCGACTGCTATCTCAGGCAGGGACTCGAACCCTGCTCTTCCGCTATTCCACCGACTGACTTGACTGCCAGGTTGCCAAGGTTTCATTCTCTCCACGCACTTTAAGTCTTCCGACTCTCTATGCACTTTGAGCGGGCATAACAGCGGTTAGTGGAGTCGGACCACTCTAATCTGGGTCAAAGCCAGCTGCACTGCCGATGTGCTAAACCGCTAAAATTAATTTTAAAAATTATGACGATATCTATCTCCCCAAAAATAGTCCCCTTTAACAAGATAAGTATCATCTTCTAAGAGGTCTACTTGAGATATATATTCTTTTTTACGAAATAAACCATATTCATTTTTCCAAGTGTGCTCAAATTGCACACCATAAATTTGACCATGATTGGTATAAACTTTGATTACAGTTTCAGGATATCTAGAATCTGTTAATTCTGTATAAAAATGGTCGCCTACTTTAATGCTATTTAATTCTTCAATCTTCATTCTGCTTCTCCTTTTTTAAGGCTATAACAACCAATTCCACACATCATTATAAAAAATATAATTATTAAACTTGAAATTAATTTATTCATCTTCTTTTTTATATGTTTTATGTATAATAGATAATATTTTTTAATAACCGCAATAAAATCTTTACTTTTTACTACTCTTCGAGCCATCGCCATCTAAGATGCCACCCTAAAAAATGAATAGAAATATGTAAATTTTTCTTACAATAATATGGTTGATTTATTTGTATTGCAATAGTTGGCAGTATGAATACCCAATCCCATGCCGTTAGAAATGTAAATTCGCTAAATTTCATTTTTTCTCTCTATCCAAGTGGAATATAATAAATCATTAAAATTGACCAAATAATATATATAGTCCAAATCAATGTACTAGCTATTATTCGTATTGTTTTTTTCTTCTTCATTTTTTTTGTCCTGTATTTTAAGATATATAGCAACTATTATTGTAATTATTGCAAACAGTAATATAAAAAGTATTCTACCTAATCCTGGGTCACGTTCAAAGCTAAATATATCCTCAAGAATTCTTATCCATTGTTCATGTGTCATTTTATATCGTCCTCTGCTAATCGTTCTTTACGCGCATATATTTTTAAAATATCTGCTATAAGCTCTGGAAATGATATATTTAAATCCTCAGTCATATCACATAAATAATCGTATACGGCATATTCTACTACTGATTTATTCATTCTACTACTCCTAGATAATACTTCTTTATACGTTCTTCACCAACTCTATCAACTGCGGTTTTCGCATCTTTCTCACTTGCAAAGTATATAGATGTGAATTTACTTCTAAGATTATAGTCTATAAGAATTTCTCGATTGTGAAAATCATACACAATACTGTAGTGAGGTACAGTTCCGTCCCATTTAGCATCACTAGGTTCTGCAAACTCTTTAAGTTCTGCCAAGACTTTAAGTTTTTCTCGTGCAAACCTTCCTTCTTCCCAAGTCTTAAAACAGTTACCAATGGCATAACAATCATAGTCATAATTCGAGTCATTCCATCTATGCGGTACTATTGCTAGCAGACCATCACTCCTCATATTGTAATAATGGTCGTCAATTTCGGGCTTCCATCTTCCTGAATCTTCTTCAATTTCAACCTTTTTAAGGACTTCAATCTCATCTTGAAGCGCTTTCATTTTTGCTTCGTACTCTGAACGTTTCATTATTTTCTCACTTTCTATATTATTGTAAATGTTGTGCAATATAACTAATAAAACTCCAAATAAATAAAATTGTAATTGTTACAATTATCCAACCACCAGTAGAAGTTTTAAAATTATAAGACGACTTTTTCCGACAAGTTTGAATTATATCTTTAATTGCTGATACAGTCCATACACTATATGCAAACGATAGCATCCATATCCATAAATATTGCATTTTTAATCACCGCCTTCCGCTTCTATGACTATAGGTGCCTGTATAAGCAAAGATTGAGCAAAATTCCAAGCATAATATTCATATTGGGTTCTTGGTAGCGTATCAGCATCAGCATTAGTCATTTTATTTAGTACCCAATCCGCATCAATCAATCTTCCATGATTTCTAGGAAGTGGTGTACCATTTCCAATGGCTTTGATAAGTATATTCTTTTCCTCTTCTGTAAAAGGTCTCTCAAAACCCTCGCATACTAATTTTTCTGGAACATCAATTACTATCTGCATGTTATTTTCTCACTTTCTGACACAAAAATCAATTAATTCATATCTAAACAATGCTTTTATTAATGTTTTTATCATTAAAAATTTACTATTTGTATAAAAAGTAATTCCCCATATTTTATCTTTGTAGTTTTTTGCTAAAATTGCATATTTATGACCCATATTATTTTTCTCTTTTCTGTGACTCAATATTCATACAATGAGATTACTTCTTCTATCACATTGTCGTTTTCATCATAAATTTCTTCTTCGTAACAGCCTAATATTTCATTTTGTTCAGATGTATCACAGCTTCCATGTGCATACAACAGTACTCGCTGATTCTTGTCATATTTATTTAATTCTGTAATAAGCTCTCCTACTGTCATTTATTCCTCACTTTCTGCCTTATACGGACATTCTTTTTCATCGCAATACCATTCAAAGAAAAGATTATCAACATAACTTTTGTCACAAGATAAGCAAGGTTCTTTCAATAACCCTTCTTCGTCATACTTCATTCTTCAATCCCCTTATCCTTGTACTTGTCGATAATCGCCAATACTTCATCTTCCTTGACATAAGTATCGAAGTGATTAACAAATGGATATGTTTTAACGAGTTCTGTTACTTCTTTCCTTATCTTATCTAATACATTTTCTTTAGGATTGGGAGTAGCACTTTGTAAAGCCTCTTTAAAGTACAGATAACTTCCATTCAAAAACGCTCTACTAAGATGGGAGTCATCATCTGCTGACACTATCTCGTCAAATACTTCTTCATCTAACTCGATTATGTATTTCATTCCTTTTCACCTCTCATATCTGCTCCACAATCAGGACAGAAATGGCTTAATTTCCAATGAATACCATCTGCAAACTCAACGCTTGGGGCTAAACAAGCACAACGAGAGCATTCATAATATCCGTTTTTGTGTAACCACCTTCCTACATGTCTCGTAGGAGGAACAAGAGGTAATGATAATAACCTTGTTACATCCTTCTCTGTATGTCCATCCCACTCTTTGCCACATTCAAGTTCTTTACACTTAAACAAATCCCAATATTTCTTGTGGTAATGATATGTATATGAACCTTCGGGAGTATCAATTCCAACAATGAACATTTCTCCATCTTCGTCAAAGCAATAGTGCCCGTCAGAATGCTTAAAGGATTTCCATGATATATCGGGGTGCTCATTGACAAGAGTTGCAAATAACATGGCTCGTTGATGATAGAGTTGATTAAATGTATGATAACCATCTGACACTTCGCCTTTATCCTCGCAAGGTTGTTGCTCTAAGGCTTTGATGTTATTACATAATGCCTTATTGACCTTTAACAACATCTTATCCTTGTCGGTCATAGGTGTTTCTTCATCATCACCACAGACATCAAAGAATCCGTATATGGTCTTGTGTACTATGTCAATTATGGTTTTTATATCTTCTTTTGTCATTTCTCTTTATCCTTACTTTCTGCCAATGGCTCAAACATATAACAATATCCATTCCCCATATATACTTCTTCATGATTTATAGGGCATCGGCTTTCAGCTCCAACACCTCTCCGATATGCTCCATCGCTATCTTTCCACCACTTGCAATCCTTACATCGCCCCATCTTTGGTTGTGGTGTAACGGGCGGCAAAGCCTTAATAACATCTTCGATAAGACAATCTCTACAATCTTGAATAGATGTTCTTTGATAATATTCATCGTGAAAATAATTTTTAATTGAATCTATTACCGCTTGTCTGCTTACAGCGTCCTTACAAGACTCTTGCTCTAACGTCTCAAAATCAACTCCTGTTGGTTTACTTATACTCTTAATATAATTCTCTACTGACTTCTGTTCTTCTGGTGTAGCATCACGCATACTAATGACTTTTCCTATATTTGAATCTTGCTCTAAGGCTTGAATTGCTAACTCAAAGAATTCGTAAGTTCTGGAATGTTTACTGTCTTCGTTAACGTCTAACCACATCTTGCCAAATTCTATTGCTTCTTCTTTTGTCATACTTTCTCACCTTTACTTTTTGCCTTGTATGCTAAATGGTCATGAAACCATACATAATATTGGTTATTTTTCATTTTTTCTTAAATTTTTCAATATTTCTTTGACATTTAATTTATCTAAAAAATATAAAAAGGTGATAATAAGATTCGAACTTATGATACTGATTTTGCAGACCAGCGCCTTACCACTTGGCTATATCACCATTATCTCGGGTGAAGATTTGCACTTCACATGGGTTACAAAAGTTAAGTCTTTGTGCCCTTGCTACCTAACCTCAAACTAGCGTCTACCTATTCCGCCACCGAGATATTTATTTATTACTTCTTTATTTCATATATATATTATATCATAAAATTTTAAAAATGTCAATATACAAAGAAAAAGGCAATTATAAAGATTATAATTGCCTTGATATATTTAATCATTATTTTCTTCTGATTCTTTTTCATTTGGCACTACGGTGCCATCTTCAAGAAAATAGTATCCGTCAGTGAGAACCTTTTTCTCAGTTTTATTTTTCCAGGTATTGGGCACATCATTGATTGACCATACTTTGTCGGTTTTTACATTGATATCCCTTTCCTCTAAGTGTCTTGTATATTTATTTACCATTTATTGTTCCTCCAGCTTTGCAACTCTGTTTTCTAAGTTATCGATCATTTCTGCTAAATCATCAATAGCAGATGAATTTATATCCTCAAGTTCAGCCACATCACAGATAGCAGAGTCATTCTCTGTAACGCCTTGTGTGTTCTCATTTATCTGTGGGATTTTACTATTTGCTTCTTCGGCCTTTGCAGTAACAGGTGCTTCATTTTTTTGTAATTGTGCAATGGATTTTACCAAAGCATCAACTCTTTCTTCTAATGCTTTTATTCTTTCTTCTAATAACATGTTATATTTACCTCCTATTCAAGCCATAAAGCATTAAATGTTAGTTGCACCACACCACCATTTGCATAAACTTGATAATAAACACCAATTTCTTGATTACCCGTAACAGATAAATCTGTCATTATAATATGTTTCAATGTTGGAGATGTAATAGGTGTAGCTTCAACTATATTATGCCCATTTACTCCAATATATTGAGATATTCTTGAATATGCCGAATAATTTGAAATTGATGCACTATTTACAATTATGTTGTAATATTCAAGATTAGTAATATCAATAGTTTCGGATGTTTTCAACTTTAGTGCATTTACTCCCGAAGGAGGTGCTGATACTGATGTTGTTATTGAATTAGTATTCCTTGTTATAGATAATCCCGATTCAGCAACTAATGTTTTTTCTTCGTATCCGTACCAATAAATCACATTGTCAGGCATAACATAAACATCTGTTGTGGCATCTGTCACTGTAATTGTTTTTGAATAATCATTAGAAAGATTATCAGGGTCTTTTGCAACAGATGAAGTAAATGTGATGCTCGGTGCAAAATCAGTAAACATAATGTTTACATTTTCTGCTTTTCCTGTTACATCTGTTGTTGCGATTTTATTCCCTGTTGCATCCGTAAAGGAAACTGTATCAGAAGTGGCTGAATATAAATCAACAGTAACAGTGTGAATAAATGATATATTTTCTGTCTGCCCGCTTGTGCTTATTGTTACATTCTTAGTAACTGTTACTCCATCCTTTATACCTGTAATAGTCCATGTGCCTGCACTATGTACAGTAAACGTATAAGGACTACCTGTAGCATATAATGTAGTCTCACCACTCTTAGAACAACTTACCTGTGCTCCTGTAGGATAAGTAACTGTAATATCTGCATGAAAATGAGAATCATCAATGGTATATACTTTAACATCATCTACGACTAAACTAACTCTAGCATCTTCACCGCCTAAGACAGCATCTATTTGATAAGTACCATATTCAGGAACATCACATTCAAAATGACCAGTAGATGTTTCAAGTGCAACAATAGTAATAGAATCTTTAGTTACAGTTACATCTGAGCCAGCTTCTGAAATGATAATCAAATGAGGTAAAATACCGCCCTGACCAGTTCCAACGCCAGCAATCAACCTTGATTGTTTTGTATCTTTATCATAAGCATATCTGCTCATAATTTAAACTCCTTTCTCTCAAAATATTTATATTATATCAAAAAACTTGATTAATTTTCAAATTTAAAAGGCGGGAAGCGCTAGTTATAATTCCCCCTAAGATCCAGTTGTGAAAAGAATTAACCGGCTCCCGCCTTATTTTTATCTAATTTTATTTTTTAAGTCCATTTCTTTTGCTACTGCATCTGTGACAACAGGCAATTTCATGGCATATTCATACCCAGCTTTTCCATCGCCATTTCCGCCCAAACCCTCTGAATAAGGTTTATAAATAGCTTCTAAAGTGGCTATTTCTTTTAAAGTAATTGCGCCTCTTTGTTGATATTTATCAGTTAAATCAACTAATCTATCATGAGCTAGGCCCATCAATTCATCCCCTACATATTTTATATATTGTGTTTGCTTTGTATCATTTTCTGTTAATTTTAAAATTACATCATTTAATTTATTGATTGCTTCTTGATGTTCTGCATACCTAGCTTTACCGCGTTCTTCTTCATTATTAAGCCCATTTTTTAAGTCTTTCTCTATGGCGGCTAGCTTGTCATTTTTATTATCTTTTCGAGTAACAAAGAATTGGATTAATCCCGAACCTATAAACACTCCCAAAAAAGTGATTAAAGCAGTAATCCATTCTGGCATTGTTCTCAAGCTCCTTTTTAACTATTCTTAGAAGTATCAATCTTAATGTTTAAAGCGGAAGGTGATTTGATCTCAATTTCAAGAACTTCATCATCACATAAGAAATCATCTAATGCCTGATAACCTTCCAAATTGAAAGTAATTAATAAAAGACTTTCTTCATTAAAAAGATTGACCGTAATAGGCTTTGCACTTTTCACAACAGAAAGCAAGCCTTCGAGTGTAATATTAATATCATCCATAATAAAAACCTCCTTACGGAATAAAATTTGTCTTTACATATTATATTATAAAAGTAAGAGATAATAATAAATGTATTTTGTCCAATAAAAATACGGGAAATAATATAAATATTATTTCCCGTTAAATAGCATAACAATAATCTATAACAAAAGGAATGTCTGAAGGAACTAGAACTGCACTAAGATATACTTCTGTGGTTTGTGTAACTGGTTCTTCGTCATTTACATCTTGCCATTCCTCTGGCTGGAATTCAAACATACCAGTTTTTCCTAATTGAAACTCTTTTTCTTCGTTATTAAGAGTTAAAAAAATTGGATATGCCATTCCTTGATTATTATTTGCACAATATCCAAATTTGAACACGGCCCCGCTTCCTAAAAGTGCGGTAGATATTTCTTTATATGGATATGTAATTGTTTGTCCCTTATCTCCACCTATTGTTATTTCTTTATCTATTGTTGGGGCGGAAGGTGGGATATCAAAGTTTGTTATTTGTCTTATATTATTCATATTTTTTACCTTTTAACTGCGGCGACCCAGATCATGAGATCTCATGACCTGGTTCCCGCTATTTTATCTTCCTGTGTAATTACATAGGAGACCATTTCTGATGACCTTTTAAATTTGGTATTGAGTGGGTAAATTACCCCATAAATGCTACACAAATTTCGGGTAATCCATTTGAAAAGCTAAATTGAATTGTTCCCGAATTATTTACAGCGTCAATAGTTCCCGTTCCGCTTAACTTATAATAGGAGATGTTTGTTATTGTCGAGGAAGTGCCACCATAAGTGAACTTAACAATACCGTCATAGTTATCCCCAGGACTATTTTTGTCACTTGCGGTTATATGTACGAGATATGTTGTGTTGACAGGTAGTTGCCAATGATATGCTGCCAAATACAAAACAGCTGCACCTGTTTCTTGATGATACATTAATTTATCGCTTGAGAGATATGATATATCACTCCCTGTAACAAGTTTCTGCAACGGAATGCCTGCACCGCTAGGTGCGGATGATTGCTCTGTAATATTAAGTGTAAATGCACCATAAACTCTTATTTCTATTGCACTATAAGAATTCATTTGTACATAAAGATTCCTGTTAGTATCTACTTTTATCGCAAAGATACTTGCTTCACTGCCGTTTTCTCCTATCCATGATATATAATTTGCATCTGCTCCAAGGCCACTTATACGAACACTTGACTCAAACATCTGCCCATCAACTCTTGCAGACACAAAGTCAAGTCTAGCAGTATTATTGCCACTTATATAAGTGCCTAATTTATACCACTTTTGTGAACCACTATTATTATTAAGTGTAAAGGATTCATAGGGAGTTTGATGTGCCACTAACTTATTACTAACACTCGCATCACTAGGAATGATATCGCCGTACACATCTTCCACAGCTTCATCTACCTTAGCAAGGAAATCAGCAGGAATAGCTGTCATCTTGGCTTTAATTATATAATTTAAACATAATGCTGGTGGTTGTACTGTTGTTGACTTGCCGTAAATTGAGTTAGAAAGAGAAGCGTTAAATATAATTTGACCACCTACAACATATGACGAACTATCATCAGTTGAAAACAATCCTTTTGCTCCGTCTAAATTTTGACGAATTGCACCTGTCGCAGGTGCATTATTACCGGATGTAACTCGTCCGGGCATAGATGCGCCCGTAATATTAGGCAATCCCGCCGCAATACTTGTACCTGCTGCGTTTGTATCACTTGCACCTTCTACAAATCTATCTCTTAAATCTGGTAAATTGAAAGTAGTGCTTCCATCACCTGTACCATAAGCTGTTCCGATTACTGCAAACAACTCTGAATATTCTGTTCTACTTATTGCTTGTCCTTGACATAAAAGCCAACCCGACGGTGCAGTTGAGCCACCAAATGGCACAATAGAACCCACCGCCAAATCCGCATACAATGTTCCACCTGCGACTCTTGAAAGAGAGCCATCTGAATTAACTTTATTTACACTCATCTTCTTAGCCCTCCTTAATCCGTGGTTTTGGTGTATTCGAGAATGGCATATTTAGAGCCAGAAAGAGCACCAGTATTTGTAGAACATTGTAAGTCATTACCATAAGCTCTAAAGTTAGCGTTATTCAGAGTTCTACCAGTATTATCGCTGGGTGAATTATAGTCATAACCACAGAGAAGTGAATACACAAGTATATCAATATCACCAATCCATGAACCGCTATCAACAGTAACCCATGATGATGTAACTGTAGCTGTAAACGGAACCACTTTCCTATAAATCGGTTTACCATTAATCCATACCTTGTTGGTCTTGGTTTCGGTAGTGCTATAATACTCGGGTGTGCCACTCTCATCATCAATAATATTTACCTGTCCATAAGTAAGTTTTTCATCAGTTGTTAATGCATCCCACTCTGCTTGTGTACCCATGAATATCCTCTGTGTTGGTGCAAGAGATACATTGTTATCTTCATTAACAAAATCTTCACTAAACTGATAACCACTACCTCCAACCGCTTCTTTCCAATAATATGTTGGAATAGTAGCACCATCACTTACACACTCGTAAAAATAACCTTTAGTATATGTACCAGTTTCACCTACATACTGGTAGATTTTTCCTAATTCGTCAACACTTGCGGGCGGGAGCTCTTCTTTTTGAATATTTCCATTATCGAAAGTTTTTTCACTTAATCTAGTACCATCTTCAAACCAAATATCGTCTGCATAAGCAACCGGAAATGTCCCCAGATGCTCAGCATCGACATAGTTATTTGGTCTGGCGGTATCCGCTAATTTTATCGCCATTTTATTACCTCCCTTAACTTACCACAGCAGTCAAAGTACCAAGACTTGCCTGATGTAATCTAACTATCTTATAAGTTGTTGTATAACCACTTGCATTTGTAAATGACCTACTAGCAACAACAGTATCAAGGTCTGTATCAAAACCATTAACCTTAACTGAAATACTCCAACCAGTAGGTAAAGCGAAGTAACAATATTGTCCGGTTCCCGCAGTAAAATTATAACTACCTTTTGCATTTGTAGCTAACTTCTTACCGCTTAAGCCAAGGATAAATGCATCATCGTAACTATCTTGGTCTGCAGCAACACCCCAATAAATCTTGTTCATAAACTGGAATGAAATAGACTTACTAGCAGTTTTCTCCCCATCACCGCAACTAAGTGTAAATGTCTTATTAGCAGAAATATCATTTGCATAAGTAGCAGTTCTTACAGTCTCATCAGCAAGAGTACAATCGGTAAGAGATTGTGTTGTAATTTCCTTATTATAACTCCAATTAAATACAACTCCACCCTCAATAACCTGACCATTTTCATATTGTAATGTAGAAGGTGTTGAGGTAAAACTAACAATAGCAGGATCTACATAATAAAGTTTTGCAAATATAGCATCAAGTGCTTTATCTACATCTGTATAAGTAGGGAAATCTGTATTAGTATAACTAACATTTTCTGCATCCCCGCCAAGAGTAGATAATGGAGTTAAAGTAATATTACCATCTTCATCAGTAATAACAGCCTTATCTGCATTGGTAGCACCTTGAGCTATATCAAGTTTTGCGGTAAGCTCTGTTTCTACTATTGTTTGTAAATCTTTCATTGCAGCAAGGTCTGGAATTTTATTAGTGACAGTTTCCTCACCTGTATAATCGCTAACTACATCAGTAGTCTTGGAAACGTAGTCACTGAAATTCACGCCTCCCGCAGAAACGATTGTAGTCCAAGCACCATCTAATAAAATAGACTGCATAAGTTTATCATTATTTTCATAATAAAACCATATAGCATCTGCATCTATTGTATGAGATGTACCATCCTTTACATAAGTAATTTTATCAGTAGTGCTATCATATGTTGGTTGAGCATCACATTTAATAGCTTCGTCTACATTTAAAAGTGCAATCTGTTCATCCGTATAGGTCTTTGCTTCATTTACCCCAGCTGCAACTTTATAATTAACAGAACCTTCAACTGCCACACCGCCATTCAGTGTTGCAATATCTTCTTTATTCTGTTGAACTTGTCCTTTTTCAGTATCATTATAATCATTGGTAGATAAACCTTTACCAGTTTCTTTATTTACCTTATCTTCAAGAAGTGCATTTACTTCAGTCTTATTGTAATAATTAAGTAAATCAGCACTTCCGCCTTCAAATTTTCTCCACTTACCTGTGGTATCGTCAACTAAATTACCTTTATTAAAGATATAAATACAACCATCTTCAACACAAGTTGCAATAAATACTTGCGGGAGATAATTTTCATTATAATCTTTCATATCGGCTATTGTTTGAAACATATCTCTTTCAACATTAGGTGATGATTTTCTAATGTTGAAATTGTCAAGCATACTTACAGCCATTTTATTTGTCTCCCTTCAATTATTTAAATACTATCTGATTATTTTCTGCGGCGGTTGGATCTATTAAAGTATAACAGTAATAAGCAATACCATCCACAGTTTTTTCGCTTCTTTGGAATGAGTCAAAATAGTTTATATTATTAACTTCATCTTTAATATATGTTAAAACTCCAAAAGATTTGGGATAAGCATAAAATACTTTACCCCAATCTGTGGTAATACCAGAATAAGTAAGATTCCTTGTATCTTTAAGGATACTCGTACCACTTTTAATAGTAGTTTCATCTGGATCTGATACATCAGCACCACAAATACCATAATAAGACTTAGCTACGAATTTAATAGCAAATGTTGATGTTGAAGTTTGTTTTCCATCTGTCGCTGTTGCCTTAAAAGTAGTATCTGTTGTAATTGCGGCAGCCGGGGTATACTGATACTGGAAATTTCCGCCCGAAGCCACGCCCGCACTTATTTCATTAATTAAAGTATCTCCATCATAGAAAGCTAATTTTGTTACTGGATTTGTTTTCTTCGTAACTGCCGCCTTAAGTAAGATAGTTGCTACACTATCGGTAACAATATCATATAATTTGGTTGATGGAGTAGTAGATAATGAAATTGTGGGTGGAAGATATTTAATAAGCATATCTCTTATGATTTGTTCAATGGATGTTCCTTTTGCATAAGTTTTACCGCTCGTTACGGTACCTATCTCTACTGTTGCAGTTAAAGGCTCCTGTAATTCTGCCTTACTTTCTATCTTACCACAATTTACTATAGTTCCATTAGAATATGTGATAATAAGTTCATTATTATTATTTATATCTACAGATTCGATAGATATACCTTCCGCACCATCCATTACTTCCATAGTGCTATATTTAACTGCGCCACTATCTCCAATCCATTTAAATCTTACGATATTTTTCTTATCTTCTTTAGTGATATCATCAATCCTACAAGAGGCTCCCTTAACAGCTCCAAGTGCATCCGCTGTTTCTTCGGTATATTTTTTTGATAAAGCATATGCTATGATATCCAATTAGGTCACCTCCTTAAATTTCATGCCATACTTTGTCTGTACCCAAAATCCAAACACTAGAATCTTCTAAACAAAGGGCATTACTACCAATACCATAAGTATCATCTGTTGGAAGGGCATTAATTTCTGTAAGAGTATCTACATAAAGTTCAACAACAGAACTTGCTGTATTATCTCCATTTTTTATGATTGTTAAACCCATAATCATACCTCCGTTTATTTATATGAAATAAAAAATGTCATAGTTAATTTGCTATAAATATTTAAAAAGCGGGAATGGGATATAAACTTATTTTGTCCTTATTTTTCTTAATGCGGGATCCAGGTGATGAGATTTTATAAGCTGAACCGCCGCATAAAAATTTAAAACAACTATCTAGTTTCCCGTGTTGCCCATCCTAAACGCCCCAAGCACAGCTTTATAAACAAAAAAAGCAGGTAATGATTTCTCATTACCTGCTTAATATAGAAAGACATAGGTACGATATCGACAATAACCTATTTTATATATTAGTTAAGCGCACCAGCGTTTCTAAGCTGTCTACATAACTTTCTGACAACACCGCCCGCCTTTAAATTCTTAGGTGAACCATTCAATCTGTTATATCTGTCCTTTAAAAGTGCAATTTTCTGTTCCTTTGTCATTTCTTTTGTTCTCCTTATTCTCCTATTATTATTGGTTCATATCTTTTTGAATTAAGTACTTCAAGCATCATTTCTTCTGGAGTCTTATCTAAACACTTAAGTAAAGTTTTAAATGTTGATGTAGCATGACCTGATACAAGTTGTACACCTTTTCTTTTTGCATCAGAATGAAAAACATCATTACGACTTTCTACATTCCAAAATACAATATTAGGAATTGCATATCCAGCATCTTCAAAACGAGCTTTCATTTCATCATAGAATGTCCATGAATAATTATATCTCATAGTGCAAGCATTAATTTCCATATCTGTAACTACAACAATAGCTTTGGGCATTTCTTTTTGAGGAATATGATTTTTAATACCTAAATCAAGTACTGACATAACAGCAGCCTCAAGATTAGTATCCATACCCCATTCTGCCTTATGAATAAAGTCAATTTTCTGTGCTAAAGTTTCACCTTTAATAGAAACAAATTCAGGATTTCCAGAAAAAGTCATAAATAAATTATGAAAATCGCCTTTATTTCTTTCCGCAAAATACATAGCTAATCCAATAGATGATGCCATAGGACGTCCATACATAGACCCAGAAACATCTGCCATTACAAGAATGTTATCATTAGAATCAATGTAGTTAGGTAACTGTCTCCACTGAGCTTCTAGTGTATCGCTTGCTTCATGTTCATATAAATATTTTTCAACTATATCATAAGGATAAAGAGTAGAACTATTAATCTTTTCTTTTCCTTCAAGAGCAAGATGAATAAATTCATCATATCTTGTGGCATCATGCTTTCTAAAAGCATTACGATATATCATCATAGCTCTGCTAGGAACTGAAGAATAAGAAATTTTATCCCATTCCCCAGCAGACATATGTCTTTCAACAATATCAATATGTTTTCTCATTGCGCGGAGGGTGCGCTTAAAATCATAAACAGAATATCCTAACTTATGTGCAGTAAGAATACCAAGCTTACGAGTATTTTTTGAAGAAGCATCTGGAGTTTTAATCCATTTAGCAAGTAAGGAAATTACACGTCCTTCCGCCAAGTTGATTTTATCTTCTTCAAATTGACGAGACATCGCAGCCCACATTTCTCCTTCAAGAGGAGTTCCAATTAAAGCATATAAATCATCATATCGACCATAAACGCCAATTAAATCAAGATTATTAATAAGAGCTTCAGGGTGATAATTCGCAATATATCTCATCAGAATTCTAACAAGTTCTCTTTCTCCAAGTCCTTCTCTAATATCTCTACCATAAAAAAGACTTTTAATAGCTAAAAGGGGATTTTCTTTATATGCTTCTGCAAAAAGTCTTGTTGCTCTTATTTCATCAATAGTATTATTTTTTCCAGTCTGTCTAAGAGCTCCAATAACACTAAAAAAATCTAAGCAAGCATTATTTGTTGATTTAAGAGCCTGTGCTCCATTTTCTGTATATGTAATATTTTCTTCTTTCTTTGCAGCTTCTACAAATTTATTCATATAAAACTTTTCTCCTTTTGTTTAAATAGAGATATTAACAACATGACGTTATAATAATATTATGCGCTAATCCGTTATCAGTTATTAATTAAAAAAATTGCAGTAAACGTCACTTTTAAAACATGATGCAAGAGCCTCTTCATAGGATTTTTGGCGGGACTCCAGAACCTTTTCCTTATTAAGCATTATACCATTTATATGCCTCTTGAAAATAGAGTTTGCTGTATGCATCACTAATTGCGGTGGCTGGGAATCGAACCCAGGTCTACGGGTTATGAACCCGTCAAGGAGCCTCTCCTCTACCCCGCGATAATATGATAGATGCTGAACTACGTATCAAAGACGTATTTAGTACCTTTAATCAGTGCGTCTCTTGTAGTCTATCGCTACGCATACCTCTTTGCCAGCTGGTCGCAGCCCCGCTACTAGGATTAAGTTTTTTCATACCTTAACCCTTGACGTCTCTATGTAGCTTAGGAATATGACTCGTAGGAGAATTGAACTCTCTTTCTTGAGGATGAAAACCTCACGTCTTAGCCATTGGACTAACGAGCCAAAATAATAAAGCAAATATGCGTGCGCTTGATAGATGGTACCTATCATTCTCTTGTGTAAATAAAACAAGCGAGATCCAATTTTCTCTAAAGCGTAAACGTGTTACCATTTGCTTTATTAAATCACTTAGACCAGATTCGAACTGATGTTACTAGCCTGAGAAGCTAGTGTCCTGGGCCTCTAGACGACTAAGCGTAAATATGCCCGCTATACCTCGCGGGTGGGAGAGGTTTCGTTTGCTTTTAACGACTTCAAACAGTTGCACTCTACTCTGTTGGTCAAAAATTACTTCCTTTTATGAGAAAGGAAAAGTAAGAAAATTGAAACAGTTCTTTTTTTATCTTACATATATATTATATCATAAATTTTTAAAAATGTCAAGTTAAGATAATTTAATTAGTTCTCAACAACAAATTCCCACATAAGTTCTTCACGTAATGTGTCCTGCGCTTCTGCTACTGCATACTCATATTCATCCTCAGAATCATAATCTTCTTCATTGGGATAGTCATCATAACTTTGAGGATCATTTAATACATCTGGAAGATATTCTGTATTAAACCAATCGTCTGCAATTTTAATGGCTTCTTCATCGCTCTCTGCTTCAAATTCATAATAATCTGAATTCCATTCCATCAAGCCATCCCATGCTTTAACTGTATATTTCCTCTTCATATTTTCTCCTTTTATAAAATACTATCTTAACTTTTTAATATAAAACAGACCCTCTAGGATTTGAACCTAGACCATCGGTTTTGGAGACCGAGGTACTGCCAATTATACTAAAGGTCTATCGCGAGGCTTAACCCTCGCCGTAGGAAATTATTCCTAGAGTTCCCCGACTTTTGATTTTAACAGGCTTCGGGTGGTGGGACCTCTATGAGCGTAGTTACTTTCTTCAGGACGAAAATTTCTTCTACCCCAGCCCGCGCATTTTTAATTACCTAGCGTTTCAGATACTTTTTAGCATTAGTTGTTTTACGGCGGGAGTGGAACGTTTGCTAGCTTTCCTCTGATCCGAGAAGCGATTAATAATAAACATATGCATCTATTTATTACCTCTACTATCTCTTTGTGGATTTCTACCACTCTCCCCATAAAACAACTAATACATTCACGCATAGTCCATTAGTATCATGGGCTTTAGGATTCACTCTATATAGCCGAAGTCGCTTTTCATGCTTCCCTACTTATAGAGGATGTTTAATTTCTTTTATTCCGCATTACACATCTTGCGGTTTTATTTAATTAAGAGGAGTTTTCAGCGGAGTCTCAACCTAGCTCCTCACTAGACCGCCTTGGGACGCGTATCCCTTTACGTTAGCCGCGCTTCCGCCTAGCTCAGTGACGTGTGAATCCCATCACACAGACCGCCCCAGAAGGACAGTAAAGGACTTGAACCTTTATCTTCACTATTTACTAGCCTGTTGACTTTATTGCGGATGCCAACCAAACCCGCTCGTTTGCAAACTACACTTCCTACTTTTGTTTCTCGAAGTTCTCCCGTGTGTGCGAGTAATCTCCGTCCATTTCTACGACATCTTTAAGCTTTTTGGCAGCCATGTGAGGAGTAGCAATGTTCCACAATCTCATACGCCAAGGATTTCTACTTTATCCTCAAAGTTATGGTATGTCTATATCTTTATGTAAAGACTTTATTACGCTTTAGACTCCACTTTTAGAAAGCGCTTTGGCTTTATACTTGCCAACGGAGGCTCAGGGACTTGAACCCCGGACCTAGTGATTAACAGTCACTCGCTACCACCAACTGAGCTAAGCCTCCAATAAGATTACTCTAAGCCGAGTAGTTTCAATAGGCTCAACAATCATTGCTTATCTACTCTGTTTTATTTTTGTTTTTTTATTGCTTTCATCTTATATATATATTATAACAAAATTTTTTAAAAATGTCAAGTAAGATTATCTAACTCAGACTTTATATGTTTTTTATCTAATCTACGAAAATCTTTTCTAGCTTTTCTTTTCCACCAAGCCCAGCCTTCTGGGTGATTATCAGCAGAACAACACCAATGTTTAATAAAGTTGTCTTGAAAAACTTCTTTTTTCTGCGGATTCCCCTTAGACATAATACATACCTCTTTCTTTATTATATAAATATTATATCATAAAATTTTAAAAATGTCAATAGAAAATTATTTAAACGAATGATCTTGAATTCTTATTTTAGCATTTAATAATTCACTATTAAAATATAAGCAAGAGTCTAAATTAATCTCTTCTTCTTCATAACAAACAGTTTTTTCTCCTCTCAAAGCATAAGCTGCGGCTGAAATACATTCAGGTGGTAATTCATTATTTTCATACATTACAAGAATATCTTCAATCCAACCTGTAATAACTGGACCAAATTGCCCTTCTTCATATAAAACTTCTTTGACTGAATTAGAAAAAGATTCATTTTCAACTCTATTCATTACTACTATACCAACTGCTTGTTGACCTGCTTTGCATTGATTTCCCGCTTCACAATATATAATACTACTCATATATTTTAAGTCCTCCTCAGAATAAGGAATTAAATTTTCTTTTAAATAATTAAAAAATATTTTAGATGGGGCTTTAACGATTTGGTTTTCTGCTGCTGTTGCAACAATAGAATTGGTTAATACACTAACACATATTATAGTAGTGCTTATAATTTTAAATAATTTTTTCACTTTATCTCTCCTTACTACGTTTTATGGTCTATACAAGAGATAAGTTAGTAAAGTAGTAAAATAAAAAGGAATAGTTAAAAACTATTCCTTCTTATACGAATGTCTGGACCAAAAGGTTTACCAAACTTTTAGTTTCGCTTCTTAGGCTCTTCGTAAAGCCGCACCCTACGGTTTGTCTGGGTCATAAGTAGGTATCGACCCATCCATTTTTCTAGTGAAAATACAAAATATTAAATATATTTTATATTTGAGCAATATTTTGCATCAGTATTGCTACTGAATTGGGGTGCAGAGATTTGAACTCTGGATCTCTCGCTCCCAAAGCGAGCGCCTTAAACCAAACTGGGCTACACCCCATGATAGGCGGGAATTATTACCCTCCCGCCAAGCTGTATACAGAAGGCTTGTCTTGGTCGAACGATATGGAGAATTCACAGTATTCTACTTTTCGTTGTTGACAATTTAAGTTAGCGCATTATCCTAACACCTATTTTAAGGAAGGGTTTTTATTATATTTGAAAATTAACTTTTCTTGCTTGGGCATTAATAAAATTTTTGAAAATTCTCATATTATTTTGATTTTTCCAAGCATAAAATATAAAGCATTTGTCCTTATCATATGAAATTTTTTCAGGATGATAAGTATTTACTAATAATTTAATAAATTCGGCGGGAGATATACCTAAAATTCTAGCTGGAATATACCATTCTGCGGAACCGCCACCAATGTTACTTACATCATTACAATGCCAGAATCCCGCTGCATCTTGCCATTCTTCAGCTTTCCAAACTTTAGCCATGTCTACTCCTTATAAATGCAATTCCTCAATTAATCTACGTACTTCTGCAACTTCTTCATCAGTCATCTCTGTATTCTGCGGGATTGCTTGACTTGACGATGCCACAAAGCTCGTCTGTCCGCCCATTAAATCTTTAGCCGCAGTAAGGGCAATTTTTATTTCAATCGGTTCTCCCTCACAAGTGGTAGGAATACGTATTGTCTTTCCATCAGTATCCATAAATGAATTTGGAAATACTTGCAAGATTGCTTTAGTT